AGCAACTACTTCTGCCACGTTTCCTACTGGGAAAACGTCGATGAGATCGACGCCAAGTATCCCTGGGTTACGGACTGGATGGACCAGACCGAGCTTGGAGAAATCCAAGAGCTGAACGCCATCGCCCGCCAACGCAAGCAAGAGGATCACTACGGACGCGTCCGCCGCCTCACCACCATCTCCAACGAGAGCTGTGAAGGGAAAGAGTGCGACCAGCACGACTACTGCTTCGCCTACAAGGCTCGGCGAGAGTGGGAGAACTCCGACATCATCGTCTCCAACTACCACCTGCTCTTCGCCCACCTCTCCGTGCTCCAGGTCACCGACGGAGCCGTCGAGCTGCTACCTCCCTTCGACTATGTCATTTTCGACGAGGCACACGTCGCCCCTGACATCGCTCGTGACTTCTTCGGAGTCAACATCAGCTACCGCGGCATCCGACAGATCATCCGCAAGATGCAGCGCCTCGGCTACATGCGACAGACCGTAACCCTCGAACGACACGCAGAAGCCTTCTTCTCGCTCTGCTACGACCAAGAACCCAACGCAAGGCCCTTCCTCAAGGAGCCTATCCACGAGCAGCACTGGCTAGACTTCCGAGACCATCTCAAGTCTTGCAGTGACCTGCTCGAATCCACCGTCTCAGAGAAGGAGTTCCACGCACTTCCAGACGAGGAGAAGAAACGGGTCAAGGCCAAGGGGCGAGCACAGCGACAGATCGACAACTTCATCGACAAGCTCGAAGACTTCGTCTTTCTTCGTGACCCCGACAGCGTCTACTTCTTCGAGAGGAACTATAACAAGAAGTTCAAGAAGCCCTTCTGGGTCCTCCTCAGGAGCAAGATCGTAGACGTCAGCCATGTCCTGAGACGCATCCTCTGGTCCAAGGTCAAAGGATCCCTACAGACCAGCGCCACCCTCGCCATCGCAGGCAGTCTCGTCTACCAGCTCAACGAAACAGGCGTCGAAGAGATGCGCTTCTCACCCCTCATCGTTGACACCCCCTTCGACTACGAGAACAAGGCCGCTCTCGTCATCCCAAACGATCAGTACCCCGAGTGCAACTACAACGACCGGGACCGCTGGGAGCAACGCACGGCCATGATGCTCGCGCAAACCATCGAACGAGCTGAAGGTAGAACTCTTGGCCTCTTCACCTCGCACAAGATGCTTGGAGAGTGTGCCGAGTTTGTGTCCGAGTACATTCAAGCGAGGCAACTGAATGTACGTCTTTTGGTGCAAAGAGACAGTGACTCTCGCACTGCCCTCGTGCAACAATTCAGGGCTGACGAAAGGGCGGTCTTGCTCGGGACCGAAAGCTTCTGGGCAGGACTCGATGTACAAGGACCATCACTCTCGGTCCTGTTCATCGACAAGATCCCTTTCCCTCATCCCGGTGATCCTCTCATGGCCGCTCTCGAACTCAAGGTCGGCAAGAAAAACGCGTTCATGCAAGTCTCAGTGCCCCGCGCCGTCATGCAGTTCAAGCAAGGTACCGGGCGCCTCATCCGAAGCGTGACAGACAGCGGCATCATCCTCATCGCCGACCGGCGTGTCGCCGACAAGGCCTACGGTCGCAAGATGTTCCTTGGGAGCATGCCCAAGATGCCGCTCTTCAGACAGAACGGGCTGAACGAACAGCTCTGTGAGAGGTACATCGAAGGCTGGAAAGGGAAGCAACATGATCGCACCAAGCCTGAAGGCAAGGCGTAGAGGCATTCGCTACGTGCTTCACCTCAACGAAGAAGAAAAAAGGCGCCTCCAAAGGCTCGCCGACAACTCTGGTGAGAGCATGGGTGAACTCATAAGACGACTGCTCATTCTTGAAGAGCGAAGAAGGTCCGCCATAGCCAATCTCGAAGCTGAATAGGGAAAACATGGGACAACAACAAGCGTTCCCCCTGCTGGAGCCAATTAAGAAAGACGATCCCATCGTCGTGCGTCACAAAGGCGGTCTCACCAAGACCGCCTTCTTCGTCAAGTTCATCGACGACAAGCGGTTCTCCGTGAAGTTTGAACTTGCCGGAGAACGGGTCGCCTTCTTCGAAGACGGAAGCTTCGAAGTCAAGAGGCAAAAAGAGCGGGGAATGATCTGGTGGTCCATCGACCTCCACGACCTCGACCGCATCCGCAAGCAGTACGCGGACAAGCGTAACCAAGTGAAGTGAGGGCCAGCGCACATGGGGATCAAAGACGGGGAGCTGGAACGCATCAAGGAAGGAAGCCGGCTCGAAGACCTCGTCAGCCGGGACGTGTCAGAAACGGAGCCATCTGGGGACGGCTTCATGTGCTCCAGCCCCTTCCGGAGCGACCGCAACCCGAGCTTCTTCGTCAGCCAAGCTCGACAGTTCTGGCACGACTTCGGCACCAACGAAAGCGGTGATGTCGTCGCCTACGTGCGCAAGCGCGACGGATGCGGCTTCATCGATGCACTGAAGACTCTCTGCGATGTCTTCGGCCTCCGGCCCATCCAGTGGGAGAGTACCGGAGGCTTCGACCCAGACAAGTACGCAGCCAGAAGGCAGATCCTAGAGATCGCATGCGACTACTGGGAGAAGATGCTCTGGAGCGAGGAGCACGAGCCCGCTCTAGAAGCCATGAAGGCCACCCATGGCCTCAACGATAAGAGTCTCAAGAAGTACCGAGCCGGCTACGCCGACGGAAAGCTCCACCTTCACATCCAAGACTGCTTCCCATGGCAGTTCAGCACAGAAGAGCTGCTCTCGACCGGCCTCTTCTACCAGCGAGCCGATGGCTTGCACGACGTCTTCGACCGCCGAGGTGTTTTCCCCTACCTCAGGAACAACCAGGCCGAGTTCTTCATCGCTCGACGCTACGAAGGCGTCTCTCATGACCCGAAGGACAAGCCATGGGAAGCAGCCAAGTACAAGAAGCTGCTGACACACAGCGCCAAGTACCCCTTCGTGATGGAAGGGGCCCTTCATCCCCTCTTCGGCCTCGACACCGTGCGTGTCGCAAAGAAGGACGACATCCTCGTCGTCACCGAGGGCGTGACCGATGCCATCTCCGCCATGGAGGCAGGGCTCAAAGTCATCTCGCCCGTCACGGTTGCCTTCCGCAAGCAAGACTACGAGCCGATCCTTCGCATCGCTCAGCGGTTCGAGCGGGTCGTCATCTTCAACGACCTCGGAGACCGTGAAGACAGCGGAAAGAAAGGGGCCGTCAAGACCGCCATCTACCTCCACACCAACGGCGTGGACGTCCGCCTCGTCAACGCGGAAGCCCTTGGCATCGACGAACCCACCAAGGGCAACAAAGTCGACCTCAACAGCTTCTTCGTCGACAAGGGCGCGGCAGCTGTTCAAGTCGCAGTCAAGAGCGCGCCGACGCTTCCCGACTTCCTCATCGGGGAGATCCCAGAATCGATGAAGGAAGACCCGGCTCGGCTCGTCCAGGAGCTTGAGCCTGTCTTCATGTTGCTCAAAGAGAGCAGCGACATCGTAAGAGACCTGCTCACCAAGAAGGTGAGCAAGCGCTTTGGGATCAAAAACTCCGTCGTAGAGAAGCAAGTCAAGCTCGTCAGCGGCCTGGAAGAGCCCGAGCCCAAGGCCGAAGAGCCCTATGACCCCTTCGCAGAAGCCGAGGTCGAAGACAGGGGCTTCGGCGGAAAGCGCGCCACCGAGAAGCAAGAAGATGAAGCAGTCACGCGAGGTGAAGTGATCTTCGGTCACTCTTGTTACTACGGCTACGTCAAGAAGAAAGGTGGTGACGGAGACTTCGTCTACGACGGCGATGAGGAACAAGACAAGGGAGTAGAGCGCATCTCGAACTTCGTCTTCGAGCCTCACCAACTACTCGTGCAAGAGGACAGACAAGAAGAGCTAAGTGTCTACTTCCGACTTGAAGGACAGCAAGCCGACCAGCGCCTCGGACCCATCGCTGTGCCAGCCGGAGCGTGGTCATCCATCGCCAAGATGAGGGAGTTCTACAGCCACTTCGGCAAGTACTGGTTCAACGGTACCAGCGACAACGTGTCGTTCCTCAAGGCCCACCTCGCCTTCCAGACCGAAGAGGTCGTCTACACCAGAAAGAACATCGGATACACCGATCACGAGGGCGAACGCTACTTCTTGTGGCCCGGCGGAGTCATGGACGCCAACGGCGTCCGCGAAGACGTCAACCTTCGATGGCACGACGAGCCCAACCCGCTGGCCAGCGAACTCAGACTCCGCGAAGAGCAGGACGAACCATGGTCCCACGATCAGCTACGAGAGCTGGCACAGAAGGTCCTCCCCCTTCTCCTGAAGCTCAACAAGCCCAGCGTCATGTACACCCTACTGGGCTGGACCTACGCCTGCGCCTTCTCCCCTGAGATCAAGAAACGACTGGGCATGTTCCCCATCCTTTGGATGTGGGCAACCCAAGGCGCAGGCAAGACCACCCTCGGTGGGCTGGTGTCTCGTCTCACGGGCAAGAAAGGCGGCATGAAGCCAGTCAACATGTCCTCATTCGCTCTCACCAAAGAGCTAGACAGCTCCGACTGTATCCCTGTCGAACTGGACGAGTACCGAGACGACCAACGGCTACAAGTCAGAAACAACCTGCTGGAAAAGCTCCGGATCACTGCCAACGCTGATTCCACCCTTGCTAAGGGCACCGCTTCACAACAACTGAAGATGTACAAGATCAGTCGCCCCGTCCTCATCGGAGGGGAGAGCCCACCAAACGATGCTGCAACGAAGGAACGTTGTCTCATCTGCAACCCCTCCAAGAAGGATGTCTCAGTGGAAAGGCAGCTCATGTTCGAAGACATCTTCGAGCTGCCCCTCTGGCGTTTGGCAGCCAGCTGGTACCAGTACGGCATCGACAAGAACGTCGAGGCTCACCTTGAAGCAGCCAGAGCAGAACTGCTGACCCTAGAAATTTCTGCGGGCATCAAGGGGAAGATCCCAATCCGCAACAGAAACGGGCTCACCGTCATGCTCTTCGGGCTCAACCAGCTTCAAGCATGGGCAGACACCCTTGGGGTTCAGCTCGACACCTCTCTGAACACCGAAGTCTTCACGCGCATCGTGGCTACGTGCCTCAGCGCAGAGGGTGATCTGGAGATTGGAGCAGACGGGACCACTTCACTTCCCGCACCCAAGACTTCCGTGTCGGTGTTCTTGGAAGCCTTGCATACCATGGCCATCAGAGGAGCACTTGAGAACCGCAGTCACTACAAGGTGAGTGATGATGGTGAATTTCTCTACTTCCACTTCAAGAGTGTGTACTCCGAGTTCAAAGAGTTCCTTCGTCGCACCGGTGAGGAAGATGAGGTGAGAGTGGGCAAAAACGCCTTGAGAGCAGCCATGAGAGAAGAGGAGGGCGAAGACTCACTCATTGTCAGCGTGAGAGCCTCAACCAGTGGCTGGTCAGACGGTGTCAACCAGAAGGTCTGCATCAAGGTCAGTCTGGCAAAATTCAAAGAATACATTTCTGATGAAAAATTCCCGGGAGAGGAAGGTGGGCCAACAACCCCAGAGATTGTTTCTTCAAAAGGTTGGGGCTCGAACTAGTGATCGGAGTGATCGGAGTGATCGTCGACCGTTTTTCGATTTCCCCTTTATTTATATATATTTATATTTTTAACGATCAGAACGATCGATCGATCGATAAATAGAAGGACCACGTAATGAGGAGAATCATCTGTCTTTCATGGACACAGAGAGAACTCCATGGACAAGAGTTGTACTGTGCCAAATCAGGTGATCGTTTGATCGTTCGCTTGTTTTGCGCCACAAGTTGCCGATATCATTCAGTTTGCCCTGGTCGGGCAAAATGATCGGCGATCACTTCGACATGTGGGCAGATGTAAGCTGCCTAAAATTCAGGCCTCGAAGTGACACTGGTGGCTGTCTGTTCTACCTCGATGGAATGTGCTCAAAGCCCAGTGAATTCGCGTGTGTGGAATGGTTGCTTCACCATGACCCCGAGGCTTACGAGAACCTGATTGCCTGGCAAGTGCCTGAAAACTCGTCAGAGGACAAGAGAAAGCTACCCATGAGTCAAGACCGAGACCCTTTTGCACCTGCGTCAGATCCGTCGGATCCGACTGTCAGGACTTTGCCTGGCAAGCCACCTCCACCGCCTGACCCCTTCGCGCCGGCAGGGCCGCCCCAGGCGGCCTCTGTGGACGCGGAGGCACCCACCATGCGGCATGATGGCGTCCTCAGCTCTGCGGAGGCCTCCCAGGAGGCCCCAGCGCCCCTCAGGGCGCCCACGACAACGCTTCCGTCGCCCAGGCCTGTCTCAGAGCGTCCAGAGCGTGAGGAGCCCAGAGGCAGTCCTATGTCGGACCCCTTCGCCCCGGCATCCCCGCCGCCCGCGGCGCCCGCGCCCGAGGGCGCATATTCTGCGCGTACTGCTTCCGATGACGAAGGTGAGTACTTTGGTCACACCAACCGTTTGCCTGCGCGTGCTGATGGTCGGATGCCGAGCGAGTTCTTCGACAACGTGAAGTTACCAAGTGCGGGCGCGGACTTCGTGACTGACGAGTTGATTGCGGAGTGGCGGCGTTTCGGTTTGGAGGTGGAGATGGAGCACCCGAAGCTGGGGAGGTTCTTCTTGGTGACGGACCACACGGATGAGGACCGGGCTGAGATGACGTGGGAGATGCTGAAACAGATCTTGACAGTGAAGGAGACATTCCCTGAGATGAACCTTGCTGGCCTGCGTCGAAGGAAAGGGGACTGAGGATGGCAGCAGAAGACATTGATCCGTTCGCTCCGGCGTTCGAGTACGACCCTGGGAACGCTTTTGCGGGGGCGAAGCCGATGGAGGAGCCCGCCATCTCTCCGAAGGAGCAGGTGAAGCAGGAGAGGCGGGAGTTGAAGAAGATCTTCCCTCCGGACGTTCCGCAGCCGAAGTCGGAGGCGTTGCTCAAGAACCCGGTGAGGGGCCCTGGTGTGAAGTACGACTCGTCGTACGTGGTGCTTCAGGGGGAGTTTTGCCTGGCGGACTTGGGCGACGGTGAGATCTGCGGCAAGCCAGTGTACTCAACCCCGAGTGGGACGACGTGCGAGGACGCCCATGGGGGCGCTCCGTATGGACCCCTCCCTGGGATCTCACACACGCCCGAGTCGAGCCTTCCGGCTCCGGGTGAGAATCCGACGGAGCGACCTGATCCGTTCGCGCCTCCGAAGAGGCTTTCGGTGCTGCAAGATGAGCCTTTGTCGGTGTCTCGTATCCGCAAGGCGAAGCACTGCCTGCATGCGTTCAAGCTGAGCTACATCGACAAGGTCCCGAAGGACTCGGCCATCATGACGGAGTTCGCTGAGGAGCTGGAGGAATCGAGCCGTTTCGGTGTCTTGGTCCACGGTGGTCTGGAGCGCGTGTACAAGCACGTGTTGCGAGAGCGTATCCAGGGCGAGGTGTCTGAGGAGGTGGCCACGAAGGCGTTCCGTCGTGCCTTCATCGAGTCGGACGTGCGGGATGAGGACGACTATCAGCGCGGGCTAGAGATGGTTCGTGAGTACGTCGAGAAGACGGAGTTCGACTTCGACAAGCTGATCCCAGAGGAGCTTGGTGGTGGCATCGAGCGTCGTTTTGAGATCGCAGCGGGCGAGTTTTGGATCTTGGGCTACATCGACCTCATCGAGTACCACGGTGATGGCATCTTCGAGGTGGTGGACTTCAAGACGAACAAGAACATGTTCACGCGAGAAGAGCTTGCGAAGGACGTGCAGCTGTCGGTTTACGGCTGGGCGATCCGCGAACTGTTCCAGAATGTCAAGGAGGTTCACTTCCGGTTCGAAATGCTGCGGCACGGGCTCTCGCAACGTGCGCACAGGACGCCGGAGCAGTGCATCGACGGCGTTCGCTACTTGACGGACATGGCGAGGCAGCTGGAGACGCGTAGCAACTTCCCTCCGACGCTGGGCATGCTGTGTTCGTGGTGCAATGTGCGTCATCACTGCAAGGCGTACGGTGAGGCGCAGAAGCCTGAAAACGCTGACAAGCTCATGGGCATGGTGGCGAGCGAGGACCTGGAGCTGGAAGACATCTGCGATGCTCGTGAGAAGGCCTATGCGGTGGAGAAGTTGGCGGGCAAGCGTCGTCGTGACATCGACAAGATCATCTTGAACCGCTTGGACAAGATGGATGAGGGCTTCTACGTCTCAGAGGGCGGGAACGTGCGCTACAAGCCGATTCAGCGGTCTGAGAGGCACTGGACGCTGGACAAGATCGAAGCGGCGTTCAAGCGCATCGGCATCACGCCGGATCAACTCGACTTCGAGAAGTTTGTGAAGGTCCAGAAGGGCAACATGGAGGAGTACGTTCGCTCTCTAAAGCTTGAGAAGCCGCGTCAGGCGATGCTGATGGCCCTTTTGGAGGCCATGGCTCACGTGGACAAGAAGCAGGTTTACCTGGACGGCAGGAAGATCAAGCGGTAACATACGTAACTCGAAAGGGGTGAGCATGATGAACGGCAAGGGAAGCAAGCGGCGCCCGACGGATGAGCGGCAGTATGCGGAGAACTACGACCGCATTTTTGGCTCAAAGAAGAAACCGAAAGCGCCTGATGACGTACGAGACAGGCCCTTCCCAAACATGGTCACTAACGAGGCTGGCCAGTGGGTGGAAGACGACGAAGTGCCGGAGGAAGACTGGCCGGAGGGAGGCTGATGAGTTCAGACGAGCTAGAGGGCAGCGGTGGCCGTGGGCTCTTGCCATTCCAGATTGTTGGGAACCGTTCGCTGATGATGGAACGATGGAAGATTCTGGGCGTCGGAACGGTGAATGTGTTTGCTGATCCGAAGCTCAAGCCGGATGTCCCGATGCAGCTCTTGGATGACGGAACATACGTTCGTCTGACCGAGCGAGCTGGTGATGACGACCCCGTTCATGCCGTGGCGATGCATCCGAATACGATGAAGCGGCTTCGTAAGATCTCCTTTCCAGAGGGGGAAGCATCATGAGTGGTGAGGATCAAGGTGGCATGTGGAGTGCCCCAGCAGACCCAGAGTTGAACCTTGGAATAATCGAGGAATGGTTCGTTGAGAGATGGAGGGCCATCGTCGCCCAAAGACCGGACTGGAAGGTCGACGATTTCTACGGAAACAGTGAGGCGGCGGATATGGCGACGAGGTGCTTGAAGTGGCTCGCTAGTGCGACTGAGCATGATCGGGATGTGGAGGCTGCCACTCGGCTCTTGTTGCGAAACGAATACTTGTGCACTTCAGAAGGCGCGCCCTTTGCTCACAAGCATGGCGAGGCTTGGGTCGTGACAGATGCCGAAGGGTGCTCGGAGGTATTCAAAACGGCGCGTAGTGCAGCCAAGGCTTTATTGTGATCTTTACCTACAGTGACCTCCGCAAGTACCTCATACCCTCGGCCCGTCCTGTGGACCTCACTGTCGAGGGTCAGATGCGACTGCAGGCATCTCGTGAGATTGCCGCGTTCGAGGAGAGGCTCTGGTTGCATGTAGCGACCCTGGGTGTCGTTCCTTTGGAGAAGACAGATGGCAGATGAAGAAGAAGATAAGAGCGTCCAGGGCTTTCTCTCAGACCTTGGTCGCAAGGTTTGGGACGCGGCAGACAAGTACGGCGACTTGGCGGCTTGTGTGGGGCTCATCTCGATGGGCTCGCAGTTTGCGGCGAGAGCTGGTATGTCGCGTGAGCAGTGCAAACTGTTGATCGACAAGACGTTCGACTTCGCGAACATGTTCACATCGAAGGGGGGCGAGGGATGAAGATCAAGCTTCGCACCCGCCATGACAAGAAGGTTTCCATCGACCAGGTGGGGAAGACGCTGGTCTTGGACCACCCATCGGGTGATGAGGTGGAGATCGAGTTCAAGGGTCGGGCCTTGAAGATTCATGATGTGGGCTCAGGTGGAAAGATTACCCTCTCCATTGATGGGCAGCATGCCTGGCGGGAGGGTGACGAAGAGGGTGGCGAAAAGGTCGCCTGGGACCCTGTGTATCGCAAGTGCGACCGCTGTCCGTTTGGCGACTACTACGAAGGAGACGCTGATGAGTGAAGATGACGACATGGTTCTGGCGAACATGAGTGCCCCTGCGCAGGGCACGTTCGCTGTTTTTTCGACCGAAGACGGTCACACACAGCTCCCGCTGGTGTCTTTTGCGGTTTTTGAGTCCGCTGAGGCCTCTGAGACGGCGGCGCTAGGGATGGTGAGTTACGCCGGAGAGCTTCTCATCGCGGAGCAGGAGCTGGAGGACTACGGCCTGGACTTCGTGGGGTACTGGGTCAGCTCCTGCGAGAGCTTCGAGGTGTTCCTGAAGCGCGTGGTGGAGTCCGAAGAAGAGGGCGAAGAGGAGGAGGAGGCTGAGGAGCCGGAAGAGGACTCTGCTGAGGAGGAGACGCCGGAGGATGAGTGACAAGCTCAGCACGAGGCAGATGGTATCGGTTCAATTTGACGAGCTATGTCCTGAGACTCAGGACACTCTCGAAGCCTTCCTGCTCTCGTCTGACCGTGGCGCCGCGTCTTCCGCAGCCATCCTCGCGCTGGCGACGGAGCTTCAGGGCGTGAAGGAAGAGCTAGCGGAGCTGCGGCGAGGGGGGGGAGCGACTGATGGCAGCTAGGACCATGTGGCGCGTTCGCTTTCAAGCCATCGTCGAGGTGGAGGTCGAGGGCGAGTACGCGTACGACGCGCGGGAGGCGGCCACGAGTGCCGTCTCTCGTCTTTTTGACGGTGCTTCGGTGGAGAGTTTGTCCTTCGTCTCCTCTGAGCAGCTTGAACGTGCACCGCTGAAGGACCGAGAACGCATCGCGCGGGAGGTCGCTGAGGCCTTCCCGTTCGATGATGATCCAGTTCGGAGTGAAGATGAGACCGAAGAAGCACAAGAAGAAGCCCGTCGACACATCCCCCTCTGCGTCATGGCCGAAGAACCGGAAGGCGCGAAGGGCAGAGGCGGCGAAGGCAAGGAAGGTGAAGGTGGTGGACGTGAACGAGCCGAGCAAACCTCTGGGGAAGGTCCTTTTCGAGTCGACCCCTTCGAAACGCCGCCTTGACGCTGCAGAGTTCACGGAGTTGCTTCAGGTCAACCTGCAGACCGCTATCGCGATGACAGTCCAGAGCGCGCTCCGTGACGATGACCAGGAGACGAACGACCTGATCATCCAGAACTTGCTGCTCGCCGGAGCCCCCTTCGCGCTCAAGGGGCAGCTCCTTCGCAGCGCCTACTGCACTTCGGCCGGAACGGCGTACGACTCCATCCGAGCGCGCCTGGAAGCGATGGGCATACCTGTCCCGCCTGACGATGCCTCAACAGATGATGGCCATGGACCTACGCTCATTCTGGGGGATGAGCAGGGTGGCGGGCATCGCTTCTGAGGGGTTTCTGAATCATCGCGAGGAACCCCGTAACGCTTGCGTATTCAGGAGATGACTGGATAAGCTCATGATATCGCTCTACTTCTCTGAAGAAAGCTGGGACTGGGTCTTCTTCTTTTGCTGAGATAAGCAGAAAGGCCTCTTGCAGGTCGTTCATGTTTGAGACTTTTGTGCCAGTGATCTCTTGGAACACGTGAGCCAGCTTTTCGAGGAAGGGGGGGTTTGGTTTTGAGTCAGGCGCTGCCGTATCTGTCTGCTCTTCCTGCTGTGGCACTATCTCGGTCGCAGGCGCGAGAGGCTTGTTCAGCGCTCCGACGAGAACATCCACCTTGGCCTCTGAGCGCACGATGGCTGCGGTGTTTTCTCTCAGGGCTTCCGCGATGTTGCTGTTGCTTTCTGACAGCCTCTTCATCGAGTCTGTTATCTCGTTCATGGACTTGACGATTGTTTCGTCTTGTCTTTTCTGCCGAGCCTCCATCATCTCAGTGAAAATGTTCAGCGCACCTTCGATGTTCAGTATTCTGGTGCCCGCCTCGGCCAGTCCAGAGACCTGGGACTCAAGGTCTCTCATCCTTATTTTTTGACCACTTAGGAGCTTCTGCACGCTTGTGATGAGTTCCCGCTTTGCTTTGTTAGAAGATTGAATTTCTTCTAGAACTTGTGCTGCTGTCTCTTGAAATTGTATGCTGCTGGCGTCGTTATCTGGATGCAGCGCATCTGACAAGGCAAGAATCGTAGTCTTTCCGGGAGGATGCAGCACCCAAGGTCTCGGCCTTTTCTTGCCGATGTCCGGATGACGCAAATCTGTCTCAATTCGGGTGTAATGTAGTGGGTTTACACACATCCGGTTTTTGCAGGTCCGCTTGAGCCGATGCCAGGAAGGGAGAGGGGTGCGATTTTCGAGTACCCATGCGATTCTGGGGCAGTTGATCGACTTGGCGCTGTTGACGCGGTAGACAGGAGGACCTGACGGCCTTTCTGCCCCGAGCCAGTTCCAACAGCCGCTGACGGTCTCTTTCTGAACTTTCTTCCAGAAAGGCTTGAGCTTGGCCTTGGGGAAGCAGACATCGATGACATTGTGGCCTACGACTTTGCGCACTTTGCGTCCCCTTCACTCTGTGTTAGCTTCGGACATGCAGGAGCAGCGAGGGCTTCCCCCTTTCGCCCGCCCGCAGGCTTCTGCAGCCCGCCGTTAGGTAGCTTCGGCGGGTTTTTTCTTGCCTTCTGTCCGAGTATGTGAGTCAGCGTACACTTTCCTCGGTAGAAGTTCTACCAGATTGTCGTCGCATCTGTTACCTTCCTTCGCAGCATGAGCTTCGACGACGAAGAGAAGGAGCGGGCGGAGAAGGCTCTCGACGGCTTGCGTCCGGACGAAGAAGTTGGACCTGAGGAGAGCGAGTGCGGCCCGAACCGGGCCGAACAGACTCCACAGGAGCAAGATCACGAGGCTACGCCTCATGATTCGGAGTTCTCTGCGGAGGACGAGTTTCACGACTCTTTTCCTGTCGAGCCCATCCAGATGGGCATGCATCCTGATGACGGGATGCCGGTTCCGGTGGACGGCAATCTGCAGGACTCGTTCGCGGTTCCTTTCACGTACGAGACGCAGCTGTGCGTGGAGGATGCGCGTGAGTACGTGGAGCTGCATCTTGAAGAGATCAAGAATTACACTTCGGAGTTCGGCAACAAGACTCGCTACCACGACAACGGGCAAGACCGTGAACGACGGGTGTTCCCCCCGAAGGACGTTATGCGCCTCTTTGGCTACTACGCCGTCTCGGACGGAACGAGCTTGATAGCCGTTCGCCCCAAGCGACCGAAGTGCAAGTACCTCAAGCGGCAAGTGCTCAACAGCCGTTTGGGCATCCCTGAGGGCGAATTCGGGCATCAGGAGGTGTTCCGTCTGTGCACGGCGCGCCGCAGCAACGGTGGAGCGTTCATGTCGCTTCGCGACCAAGGGATCTACCAGTGCGATCTGAGAGACCCGCCTTGTCCTGAGACGACGAAAAAGCAGGACGAGAGAGACCTCATCAAGTTGAGAACGCGACCGGACAAGGAGATGGTCCCCGCGTTTGGAGTGGGTGGCGACGGCTACCGGAAGGACTGAGAAGATGGCGAACCAGGCACCGCAACAGCAGCAGCCGGCTCCGGCGCAGAAGCAAGACCCTTTGGCGAACCTCTTGGCTGAGGTTCAGGTCGAGAAGAAGAGGATCCAAGGGATCAAAGAACCGACGGTGTCTTCATTGAAGGCAGAGGTGGGCGGAACGAATCTCGACCTGTTGGAGGATGCTCTCAAGCAGATGCTTGGGATCAGAAACCACCTTCTTGCCGTTCAGAGCTGGGCGGCGGGGGAGTTCCAGAAGTTCGCCGAGAACGAGGGGTTTCAGGACGAACGACTCGACTTGTTGGAGACGTTCGGTGGGGACACGCAGATCCTTCCGGATCATGCTCAGGCATTGCTAGATGTCATCGAGGGCTGCGCGTTCGTCGCGCAGAAGCTCCTTCAGGGTCCGTTCCCGATCGAGGCTCCGGACGAGGATGCTACGGCAGCGTTGACGCAGCTTCAAGAGAAGTGTGCGGCAGCGAAGGCCCTCGTCGAGGGTGCGGTTATGACTCCTGAGGAGGATGAAGAGGGAGAGGAAGAGGAGGAGGAAGATCCTTCTGAGATCCGAATGCCTCAGGGAGTGAACTGAGATGGATGTGACAGAGAATGACTTCTCGGACGAAGGGGTCGACGCTCCCCCTCCTGCTGCGATGGAGGATCTTCCTGAAGAGGATGCTCCTGAAGACATCGAGCAGGATGCCATGGAGGAGCTAGACAGGCTCCATGCGCAGCTTGGCCAGGATGATGGTCGCTTTCAACAGCAGCAGTCGTTTGACCCTACCTACGGCATGGGCGCTGGCATGGCCTCGGGCTTCGCTCAGGTCCCCAGTTTTCAGCCGGTGGTGGAGCGTACGCCTCGTCACGAGGAGCAGGACTTTCCGAGTGTGCGTGAGCACAAGACGTTGGAGGACCTCTACGCGTCTTGGCCAAACATTGGGAACGGTGAGTTCTACATCCGAGTCGAGCGCAAGCATCCGGCGAGCTACCAGGGCCAGCGCGTGGCTGGCTTCTTGGAAGACCTCCATCATCAGATCAGCATGCGTGAGTTCTCCGAGAAGTTCGGTGGTCACACGTACGAGGTCAGTGTCCGGGGTCCGGGGAAGAGTGGCGGCGATGGCTCAGACCGCACGCTGAAGACGATCCGGCTTCAGGTGCCCGGTCCGCCGAAGCTTTTGGCTCGCGCAGATGAGAATGGTTACGGGGATCCACGTCGCATGAGACAGAGTCAGCAAGATCAGGCGATCGAACTACGCCGGATGGAACTCGAACATCAGGCGCGGCGCGAGGCTCAACAGCGCGAGGATGCGATTCGCAGGCAGCAAGAAGAGCGCCAGCGTCGCGAGCAGCAGAGCCAGCAGCCCATACTCAACAGCACGATCGACGAGCTTCGCAAGATGCATCGTGAGCAGTCGGCTGTGACTACGAGTGTCCATCAGCAGACGATTCAGAATCTCAGCCGTGAGATCGAAAACGCTCGCGGGATCATCGAGCGTAAGGATCAGCACATCCAGCAGCTCCGTGACGAGCTTTTGCAGGTGAAGGCTGACGCGTCGAACCGCTGGAAGGAAGAAGAGAGTCGTCAGATCCGCGACTTGAAGGAGCGACATGCTTCTGACCTGCAGCGTATCGCCGAGGAGCACGCGGCCACCGTGGCTCGCATCGAGCAAGAGAGCGGGCGTCGGATTCAGTCCTTGACGGAGGGCCACCAGCGTGAGCTTGCTCAGCTTCGTGACGCCGAGGCACGCGAGCGTGAGCGGCTGCGTGATGACGCCAACCGTCGGGAGCAGGCGCTTCAGGATGAGGCAAACCGGCGTGAGCAGGCGCATCGGGACCGTGAGCAGATGATTCGCGACGAGTACAACCGTCGGGAAGAGGCTTCACGCAGAGAGCTTGAGAGCCGCCTTCAGATGATGGAGCGCCAGAACAAGCGCGATCTGGAGATGATTCGGTCGACGGAAAGCTCGAAGGCTGTTTTCACGGAGCAGACGGCGAGCAATCAGATGAGCTTCTTGAACATGCAGCTCAAGGAGGCGCAGAAGTCCGAAGCAGCAGCTCAGGCGGAAGCCGCTGCGCTCCGTGAGGAACTGATGCGTCACACGAACAAGCCCCTCTTGCAGCAGGTTGAGGAGACGAAGACCATCGGTGAAGCACTCGGCCTCTTCGAGAGCAAGCCTGAGAAGAAGGACTGGAAGGAGTCGTTGGTCGACGGTGTTTCCAGCGCCCTTCAGAAGGCTCCTGAGATGATGGAGGCGGTCATTGGTGCCCGTCAGCAGAACCAGCAGGCGGTCGCAGCTGCCCGCGCCGCCCAGGCGCAGCGTGCCGCTGCGGTACGGCGTCAGCAGCAGCAACAGCTTCTGGCGGCTCCGCCGCCCATGGCGCCCGCTGTGATGGGGCCAGCAGTGGCCCAGCGGACGCAACAGCCTGTCCCGCCGCCATCGTGGGACCAGGGGCCGAGTGACCCCTCGCAGGGCCCTCCGGTGCCGTTTAAGTTCCAGGGCCCTCCGATGCCTGAGCCGGCGCCTTTGGCTCCGGACGTGGCGCCTCCGAACGCACCTACGCCGCCTCCGGTGTATGACGACACGCCGATGCCGGTTTCGACGGGGCCGTCGTTCGTCATGGGTCCTGAGATCAGAAAAACGCCGGAGGAACTGGCGCGAGAACAGGCTTCATCACCGGCTGCGCCTCAGCCAGCGCCTCAGCCCCCAGTTCAGGCGGCGCCTGAGCCGCCTCCGATGGAGGCTGCGCAGGACCCGTTCGCGGCACCGGAGGAGCCTGCGGAAGATCCGCACGACGCGATGCCGGAGTCGGCAGGCGGCCAAGGCTTCCAGATGGATCAGGAGTCGATCCTTCGCTTCGTCGAGCAGCTTGACTTGGCCATCGGTGTTGGGTTCGTGGGCCCGGATAAGTTCGCGGAAAAGTTCGTCGAAGAGGCTGGGCCGGAGACGACCGCTCAGCTCCTTCAGCAGATAACACCGGAAGGCCTCATCGAGCTTGTCTCGGAACATGCAGGTGACCGACTTCCCAACATTCAGTCCCGCTCGGGCCGAAAGTATATCACGGCGCTCTGGCAGGAAGCCGGAAAGCTTGTGGTGATCAGCCAGTAACGGCTAGAATGCCGTCAGAGGTCGGCTCCAACTTGGCGTTGAGGGCACTCGACTGAGAGGATCTTGACGATGGATGGAACTGCAAAAACGGTTGCCTGGGCAGCGTACACTGCGGCGGTCGGCGCCTCGGTCTACCATGGCTACAAGCGAAACCAGGCGGACAACCCGATCTTCTGGGCGTTGATGTGGGGGGTGGCTGGATCCATCGTCCCTGTCATCACCGTTCCGGTGGCCATCGCTCAGGGGTTCGGTGAGCCTTCGAGCCCTCAACTCAAGGCTTCGGTGTAGCAGCGATGACGTTGAAGAAAGCGGTCTACGAAGAGGTCTTCGAGATGCGGAGCATCCACGCCAAGCCTTCGAAAGCATTGGGAGCTGCGGCTGTCGAGCTGGGTCTTTCGACCTACATCTCGATGCAGCATTTCATGTTTGAGTCTCGGATCGAAGAAACCCTTCACCAACTCTCGAAGGTGTCCCCTGAAGGATACGATCGCGCCGTGGCCGAGATTGACGGCGACAGCTGACCTGATGTAGAAGAGCGCGCCTATGAAGGCGTTGCTTGTGATCATGTTGGTGTTGGTGCCTCTGCGTTGGCAGGAGCACCGAGGAGAAGATGAAGCTGCGGCCAAGCTCCGCTACGAGCGCATCGCTGAGGCGATCGTTTTCGAGGCGGCTGGCGACAAGCAGCTGGAGGCGTTTCTGCTTTCCGTTGCCCGTCACGAGAGCGAGTACGCGCTCGACGTGCATGAGGGCAAGCGTCGAGGTGATGGGGGTCGTAGCTACGGCTTGTTCCAGCACCAGATGCCGCCAGGTGGTGCGAACGACAAGTACATCCGCATCCCGAAGCACCCGAAGAAGTGGCGCGCGAAGGACATCGTGGGGACGGATGAGGCGAGCACGAAGCGTGCTGTCTGGACAGCGGCCTGGGTGCTCCGCCCGAAGATCAAAGCCTGCAACGGCAACGCTCGCTGTGTTTTCAAGAGTTACGGTGGTTTGGGCCGCGGCCCGATGAAGCCGAAAGTGAAGGAGCGGATTGAGGCTCGCGTGGCGACCTACTTCCGTGTTCACCAGCTCATGAAGGCGTCGAAGTGATTGTTGTCCAAACCCGCGACATCAAGTAGAGTGTAGCCGAAGCCCTTCGTCGCTGGAGCGTGGCTGAAAACTACTCCTGCGCGCGATGAAGCCCTTCGGAAAGCAAAAACTTCGTCCCCCAACCCAGGGCGGGATGCTTGGCCGTGCGCCCGAGGACACAAGATTCTCGGGTTTTACGGGTCCAAAGGACACGCTCAAGGCGATGGAGCGGATCGCGCTTGGCCCGAGAGGCGAGCAGAGCCCTGTCGTGCGCCAGTTCACCGAGTACGTGGTGAAGGACATCTGGCCGAAGGACTACCAGGGCGAGATTCTGGCGGTCCGCAACTGCTTTCTGCAGCCGAGCCCTACGCGCGCAGGGGCGCGGATGTTTCGCTACGCGAATGATCCTCGTCACGTCGAGTGGATCAAGGACCCGCAGCGGATGGTTGAAGAGGTCGCACAGCAAGGTGTTTGCGTGGCCGACTGCGATGAGATCGCTTTGTTGGGTGCAACGATGTGTCTTCAGCTTGGTCGCGAGGTCGAGCTGGTAGCGTTGGGTTTCGCGCCCCGTCAGCTCACGCATGTGGGCTACCGGGTCAAGGAACCCAAGAGCAACAGATGGATTTGGGTCGACCCGGTAGCGGGTCCCCGAGAAAGGGAAGCAGCAGAGACCGCGAAAGAGGTCCTCTTCTGGAGTTTGGATTGATGTCGAATTCGTTCACATATTCGTCCGGTGGTCATCCGGGGAGCATCGCTGCTCAGCAGCAGACCCTCAGGCAAGCTGCGCGTGGACCGGTCATGTACCAACCCGCGCCTCCGCCTCGTCAGCCGACATTCCGAGCGGCTCCTCAGCCTCCTGGTCCGGCGCACATGGGTCCGCCTCCGCCGCAGCCTGGCACGCCGCAGTCTCCGGACATGGACATGCCGCAGGACCCTGGTGGGGCGCTGGTCCCGCTTCCTGCTGACGAGCCGGCGTTCCCTCAGGGTCCGCCTGCGCCGATGCCCATGCCGCAGCCCCAACCGGGCGGTGATGCACAGGTGATTCCACAGCCTCAACCGATTCCTGGTGATCCGATGATGGATCCCATGATGACCGATCCGATGATGATGGCGTACGAGCAACCTTCTGCTCTCGCGCCGGGGGCCCAACAGGGCCCAAACAACACCTGGAAGTACGTGGGTGTTGGCCTTGGCCTTCTGGCCGTTGCGGGTGCAGGGTACTACTTCTGGACCAAGAAAAAGGAAGAACAGTGATGCGTCGTTTCCCCCTTCAGCCTCCCGTCACGCCGGCTCTGCCGCATGGCAACACCCGTGGCGGCATCTTCGAAGCTGGCTACGTGCCGGCGACCTACATCGACATGCGTCGTCCGACAATTCCGACGGACAGTCCGCGCGGCCACATGGTCAGCCAGGACGTGTTCCGGTCCGAGGTTCCCTTCCGGGACTCTCAGACCGTTCGTCCCATCACCGGCATGCACGGCGGGATGGGCTACATGAAGACCTACGTGCCGATGCACGGCATGGGCGCGCACATGATGGTGGAAGCCGCTGACCCGCGTCCCATTCCGATCGGGATGCGTCGTCCGGTCCCGACGCCTCATGGCCGCACCGAAGGCGGCATCTTCGGCCACGGCATGGTGCACACCTCCGGCATGTACGTCGGTGGCAGCGTCCCGCAGGAGCGGACGATGCGCAAGATCACCATGGCCGGCTTTGGCATGAGCCCCGACGGGCTTGGCTGAAGCGGCAACTACTGAGCCCGGTCGGGCCTGAAAGGAAACCAGTATGCGGAGCCGACTGAGCCCTCGTACCGCGGTGAACAGCCGCCAGCGCTACTATGGCCCCATCTACGGGGACAAGATCGCGCAAAACCTCGAATTCTACACGGGCCAGACCCGCGCCAACTTGCAGAGGATGCGAAAGATGTACGGAAGAACTCTCGCGGGCATGGGCTCGACGTCGGGGATGGGAAGCGTGGGTGTTGACCCGGGCTACCAGAACAAGGCGATCTACGAGCTGGAGAAGGAAGACGACTCTTTCGGCTCGGGCATCTTCGATCCGCCTGGTCGCACGGGCACGAGCAACCCAGACGCAGGGGTGTTCTCCAGCAGCTACGACCTGCCTGGTTACATCGCTCGTGGCGTCCCCTTCACGGTCAGCAAGGACGTGAAGGACATCAACTCGGGTGCAGACGTGGTCTACGTCCCGGGTGGCGGCATGGCGTACGTCGAGAGAAACGGCCGGCTCGCTGGTCCTCTTCACAACCCGATGTCTCACATCGTACCGCAGTCGCCCGCTCCGGTTGGTCCCATTCCTTCTTCGCCCGCGACGTTGGGTCCGGTTCCTTTCAACATCAAGCGCAAGCGTCTCCCGAAGCAGAACATCGTGTTCCCTCGTCAGACGCCGGCTCCCGTGAATCCGGTGGCGAACCCCGTTGCTCACGCCGCGCCTGACATGCCGATCTACCCGGCTGTTCCCTTCACTTCGACGGTGAACGTGGGCCCGACTCGTCCGATTCCGATCAGCGGTTTCGGCGAAGAGGAAGAAATCAAAGAGCCGGCTACGGTCGGACAGCTCGCACTCGCTGGCGCCGCGGTCGGTGTGGCTGCTGCCCTGGTCTACGGTGCGCTCAACGCGAAGTGAGGTTCAGAGATGTATTCTGCGATGGGAAACACGGGGTGTCCTGACCCCATCATGTTCAAGGACCCGGACGGCAAGTGCTGGTGTCCTCCGCCTTACTTGGACGAGGACGGCAAGTGCGTGAACGCTCTGACCAAGCCTGCGCCGAAGCCTGCTCCTTGTCCTGATCGGATCATGTTCCGTGATTCGGCTGGCAAGTGCTGGTGTCCGCCTCCCTACCTCGACCAGGGTGGGAAGTGTGTGAACGTGCTTCAGCAGCCGACGCCTCAGATCCCTTCCGGAGGCGGAGGAGGTGGCGCTCAGCCGCAGTCTCAGACCAAGCCTCAGACCGCAGGTCTTGGGAACGTCGGCATGATCGCCTTGGCCGCGGGCGGCATCGCGTTGCTCTACATGGCTGGGAAGCAGAGCCAGAAGAAGGGTCGTCGTCGATGAGCTTCAAGGCAATGCAGACGGTGTTTCCTCCGGAGCAGGCGAGCATCTTCGGTTACACCTACGGCGGCGTGCCGAACCCTCTCGTGCCGCATAAGCACCCCTACCCGACGCGGTACCATGGGCCGAATTACACGGTTCCGGATGCGCGTTCAACCTACCGTGAGCGCCCGTACGCTGAGTCGCCCTATCTCGGTTTCGGTGGGACGGCGCCCATCTTTCAGCATGCTTCTGGCTATGCCTTCGTCGATGCGGCTCTTGGAGCTGCCATGGGCTGGGTGATGGCGAAGGAGTCTGACCGGCCGATGCTCGTCTTCGGAGGCGGTCTTGCTGGTTACTTCGCAGGCACCGCGGGCCTGCTCGGAACTGCAGCTGTGGCCGTAGCCACACGTATGACGCCGCAGGCGAGGAGTTCACAGAGATGAGTCAAGGGATCTTCCACATGTCTGTTCCGATGGGTCAGGCTCCGCCTCCCCCTCCGCCGCCGCCGCCTCCTCCTCCGCCCCCTCCCGGTGCGAGTGGCGGCAGTCAGGCCGCGCCCCCTCCGGCTCCTGGTCCGGGGACGCCTGCGCCCCTTCCGCAGAACATGCCGTCGATGATCAATCGTGCTGTCATGCAGACGCCGATCATGTTTGCTCCGACGCAGCAGCGTCTGATCGACATGCAGGCGATGCGGTCGGGCGAGCAGGGCCCTGAGGGCATGATCAACCCCGATGAGTACCCGCCGGCTTCGCCTGGTGGGATCCCGACTTGGGCCTACATCGCGGCCGGTGCTGTGGTGATCGGTGGGGCCGTCTACTTCCTGATGCGGTGAGCCATGTACACGAGTTTGGGCTTCGATTTCCTCAAGGAACAGGAGTGTGCGCCTTGTGCGTATGACACGCTCTTGAATCGCTGCGACTGCTCGCAGAGAGACTACATGTACAAGGTCCCCGGCAGTCGCGGCTACCAGGAGGTCGACTTGGGGCCGACGGGACCCAGTAGTCGCCCAGGCTCGTCTCCCACGATGGCGCAGGCTGGCATGGCGGGCGGGTCGATGCTTCTCTTGGGTGCTGCGGTGATCGCGGGCGCCTACTACTTCGGAAGAAACAAGTGATGGCGTGTCCTGCTGGACAGAAGAGCTGGAAGGGTGAGTGTCTGACCCCCGAGGAGGTTCAGAAGCTCGGCCCTGCACTCTGTCGAACGGATGAGACTTGGTACGCGTCCCGAGAGGGTTGTGTCTGCAAGTTTCGTCCGCTGATGAAGCGGGACGGATCTGGCAAGTGTGTCGCGAACCCGTTGGCTCTTGGTCTGCTAGCTATGGCTGTGGCGGGCGGCGCCTACTACTATGCGAGGAAGTGATGGCGAAGATTCTTGGGATCCGAGAAGTTGTCGGCACCGGTCTTTCGCGCTCGGTCCAGGGTTACACGACGTCTGCTCCTCAGGAGGGGCAGTACGCGCTCGTACCGATGGGTGACGAGGCGCAGCGGGTCTACGACCTGAACCAGCCGGGTCGCGTCAAAGAGATCAAGGACGTCCTCTACCATCTCTCGAAGCTGAAGTCTGATTCGCTTCAGACGCCGGCCGAGGAGCTTCAGACCGAGGACACCTGGAAGCATATGCGTCGGAGTGGCCAGCATGCTGATGCATGGGACGGCGCGACGGCGGATGCCTTTGTTTTGGCGATCGGCCGCTACAAGGACCTCGCGGGGTACCTGCTGTCTCCGCCTCCGATGTCGCAGCTTCTGATCGAGTTCCAGGGCGGGAAGACGGGGGTCATTGGCGGCCCTCAGCCAACGATCGCCGGCATGGAGATGTTGGCGCAAGCGGCGCGTCAGCTGCTTGGTGGTGCCCCTCAGCTCTCGCAGTACGTGCAGTGGCGTGGTGGTGATCTCAGCAGCCTGTTGGACTTGCCTCCGGATGCAAAGGTGTTTCCTGTCTTGAAGGCGGGACCCATCTACGACGCGAGAGGCTGGACGCTGGCTTGGCGTGATGGGCCTGTCGCTCAGGCGAACCCTCAGTTGGTCGATGAGCTGGACCTCGTCGAGGACAGTATCCAGGCCAATTGGCGGATGGCCCAAGACGAGCCTGATGAGAAGGGTCGCGAGGAGCGCGCGAGCAGTCTCATCAGCAACCGTGCGACGAGAGATCAGATCGTTCGTGAGATGAACAAGGGTGCTCCTCCGCGGGACTGCAACAACATCAACCTGAAGTGGTCGTGGGAGCAGAACAAGTGCATCCCGCGCTGCCCTGAGGGCATGGAAGTCGTGCCTGGTCAGGATGGTTGTGCGGTTGTGCTTCCTGAGCTGGACATCTCGATGCGCAAGCCATTGACGGCAGGTCAGAAGGTCGCTGTGGTCGGTGGTGTCGCCGTCGGTGCGTACTTCCTGGTGGACTTCCTTCGCAAGAAGAAGGTGTTCTGAGCATGGAGCGTCTGCAGCAGCTTGCCCTGAATCGGATCAAGGGCTCACTCCCCGTGTTTCCTGGCGCGACGCCTCAGGAGCGCCTGCAGATTGCCCGTGCTTCTGCAGAGGCTTCTCTGCGGAAGTACGCTCCCAACTTCGAGTTTGACCCTGAGCGCGCTCGTCAGGTCATGAGCCAGGTGAGTGGCTGGTCTGAGCGGAACAAGGATGACCTTTCCAAGGCGATGGAGTCGCCGGAAACGAGCCTTCCTCGTTACCTCGTGCTCAACATGGGCAACGCGGCGCGGGTTCAAGACTGGGTGATCGCTAATTACGTCATCGCATCCATCGGACTCGGTCCTTGGATGAGCGGTCGTGTGGTGCGTGAGATCGCAGACCCCAACTCGAACATCAGCTTGAACTGGGCCCAGGCGGATGAGAACGACCGTCTCCAGGCGTTCGCGATGATCGTCAAGATGGATCAGGACGGCGATCTTCGTTACATCTTCGAGGGCACTCCGGCGGCGATGGGGATCCCTGCGATGGCGGTCTGGGCTGTTGTCGTGACGGTCATCGGTTTGGCGGCGGTGATCGTGAACTACATGTTCATCTCTCGGCGCTTGGAGGTGAACAACAACCTCATGCGCGAGCAGTGCTTGAAGGCTCAGGCCGAGGGCGACACTGCTACCGTTGAAAAGTGCATCGAAGCTGCGAAGGAGTTACAGGCGAAGGATCCGTGGGCGGGTATCACGTCTGAAGCGGGGAAGGTCGTGATGGCTTTGGGCGCCATCTACATCGGGATCCGATACGCGTTGCCGTGGGCCACGGACAAGCTCTTGGAGAAAAGCCGATGATGTACTCCTGCTTCAACGACAAGCTCGGCCTCTACGAGTACTTTGAGGGTCCAGGGCATCATCCTACGAACGGCGACCTGCCGACGCCTCGTGACGGTCAGATGGCTGGCACTGTAGGTGTTCCTGCAGCAGACGCGGGGCGCAGGCTTCCGTCGGGCGTTCGCCGTGCTGGCACTGGCTGGGAAGCCAAGGGCATGGTGGTGAACTGCAAGAACCGTCCGGTTCAAGGCATTGGTTCCATCGATCTCAAGGGCAATCCTCTCCTGATCCCCTACGTTCTCGTGGCGGGTGGCTTGGGCTACTACATCCAGAAGGAGCGAGGAGGCTCCGTACCTCTTGGTGTGGCTCTTGGCGCAGGATCGGCTCTCCTGGTATCCTTCGTCGGGAACAAAGATGCCTAGGGTCAAGGTATATGAGGCGGAAGACCTCGCGCGGGGGATGGTCAAGACCTTCAACGATCGCGATGTCGAGTACGTAGAGAAGTACCGCTGGAAGTGGCCGCGTGTCCTTCAGAACGTCGGAGATTCTCTCGCTGTTGCCTATGGCTCTGACAAGTGGCAGCGGAAGAACGACAAGGGCGCTCGTCCGGGCGAGCTGTACAAGCATCTTGCTGAGAGTCGCAACCGCGCTTTCGTCAAGCCGGGGCTGCTTCACGACTACTACAAGCGGAACAAGAAGTGGAAGGTCATCGGACCGAAAGTCTACTTCGATGAGGTTCCGATGCCGGATTCCTTCGCCATCCTTGGCCTCTTCGAAGAGATCAACTTGAAGCTCTACACGGGTGGCGACGACGATGATCCGAAATTCGGCAGAGGCCGTGACGATGGGATCGTCAAGTCGACGGTGCGCCACGGTTACCTGGGCGCTTCAAAGTTTCGTTGGTCTGAGGTTGGCTGTGGCAAGGATGAGCCTTTCATCTTCGTGTTCACGAAGAGCGAAGGTCCCTTGATGCTCGTGACTGGCAAGACGCTCGATATCGAGAAAGACGGGATTGTAGGTTGAGACATGGCTGAAACCAAGCGAATGGGCCTTTCGACTCGGAAGACGCAGCGCAACGCGCAGTATCTGATGGGTCCGGAATTGAAGCGTGCGATGCGTGCGCCGAAACCTCCCCCGGTGTCTCAGCTCGATGTGGTGCGCAGCATCCGTCGTGCTGTCGGTCAGGCGATGTTCATCGCGGACGAAGAGGTTACGGACGAGAAGTACAAGTACGAGGGCGGTGAGCCTTGGACGACGGATGACTTGGATCGACTTCAAGAGGCGGTCCAGTTCGTGTTCAACGTCACCAAGGGCGCGCAGGCGCGTCTGAAGGCTTTCACCCGGGACGAGAAGGTTGCGACGAGTCCGAAGTCTGAGATCAACAAGGCTGCGAAGGGCTTTCAGGCTGCGATGAAGGAGCTGGAGGCGCTCTTGCCGGGCGAGGAGATCGACTTGGTCGTGGATCCTGTGGAGCAGCAGGTCGACTTCATGGTCATCTACAACGACGGGATGAAGATCCTTCGGAAGTCGTGGTCGCACCTCTTCTACATCACGGCGACGCAGCCGATGAAGGTCCGTCTCGACAAGAAGGACTCAGAGGCTGTTCGGGATTTGCTTCGTGACGCTGACTCGATGCCTCCGCAGTACTTCGTTGCGGTCTGGTCGGCACAGGCTGAAGAGATCGGACGACCGGTCGAAGTCTACGCCTCTGACAAGGAGCTTCTTTGGGTTCAGGTACCGACGAGCATGATGGGCGATCGTCCTCTCGCGCGCCCGGCGCAGGGCAAGGCTCGCCAGAGCTGGGGCTTCCGGAAGGTTGACACGAGCAACGCTCGTGTGTTCAAGGAGCAGCTCACTCCTGAGCAAAAGAAGGCTGTCAGTGACTACCTCAAGGCCCATCGTGGACGCCCTGTTCCGCTCGATGAAGTCGCTGCTGCTACTGGCGTTGAGTACGTCATGGGCGGCCCTGGCTCTGGTCCCGAGCGCGTCCGGGGCAGTGAGTACGTCGACAACAGCAGCAAGGCCGGCGCCCGCTCTGCCCTTTCTGACTACGCCCTCTTCCGTCAGGTGTGGATGCTCGATCTGGACTGAGACGATGAAGGGAAGCGCGTTCGTACAGACCCTCCCGAAGGGGAGGAACCTCGACGAGTTCAAGCGGCGGGACTCGATGATCCTCGACGCTGTGCGCCGAGGTGACTACGCGCCTATCAACTGGATTCCTTTTCAAGTCGTGGGTCCGAATCAGGAGCTGGTGACGCTCTACGCGAGCCAGGACACGCTTCGGATCGGAGACGCAGAGGACTCGGTTCGTGTGACGACGAGTCACGAGGCAGCTCAACGGATCGCTGATGAGCTGGGGGTCACGTTGCTGACTTCCAAGCTCAGTGATGAGATCTACCGCGCCGCTGACATCAAGCTTCAGCCTATTGCCAGGAACTGGTACGCCGACGGAACGATGGCTCACACCAACCGGATGGTGGAGCAGAGTCAGGCGGTCGATGCGCAGATCTTCGACGCGATGATGAACAAGCGGTTCGACAAGCCGCCGCTCGTAGCCGGTCAAGGCAAAGACTGGGTGTTCGCCAAGTCGCTCTGGCAGCGTCCAGGCATGGGTGCAGAGTACGGCTGGCACATCACGCCAGCCAAGGGGCACTACAAGTCGATCCTCTTCCCTGGTGAGGTCGGGGTGCTTCAGCCGCAGGCTTTGGCCCATCCCATCGGCTACACGGACTACAGTCAGACGGTTCGCTTGCTTCGCCTCGATGGGAAGCTTTGCGACCCGGACTTGGCGGAGTGCATCCCGACGACGGTTCCGTACCTCGCGACGAGCGAGAAGTATTGGCCGATCATCTCTCACGAGGGGAAGCTCCCCGAGTACCGTCACCCTGGTGTGCGGCAAAAGGACCTTCCTCCGCCGAAGCCTGCTCCGCCTGGGACGGACAAGCCCAAGCCCCTCCCGACGCCCAAGCCGTCGCCAAAAAATCCCCCTCATGCGCCAAGTGCGCAGCCTCCCAAGCCCACGATGGTCGCAGCCATGGGTGGCTCGGAGCAGGTGCTCTATTTCGCTGCGGGAGCTGTCGCTGGCTTCTCCCTTGTTTCGTGGATGAGATCGAACCGCTGAGGTAAACTTTCGAGATGAACAACCCTTTTGATGATTTGGCGGCTGGGGGAGCCCCTGGTGGAGATTTTGCTCCGCCTACCTACACGCCCCCTGCGGCGGTACCCGCCGAGCATCAGACGGTTGCTCCGAAGGGTGCCATCCCTTCGACGACCACCTACGAAGGTGGCGGAATATTTGCACAAGCAACGCCTGGCCCGTCTATTGACAGGACGAAGAGCCAGCAGAATCCTCCGCCTCCGCCGCGGGGCTACAACTTCGGTCCTTCGGAAGTACCGCTTCCAGCAGTTTCGCCGATGCCGCGCATGCCGGGTCCTCCTCTTCGAGTTCAGCCTGCGCCTGCTCGCTACCCGATGGACGACTTGGGCGAGTACGAAGAGGACATGGTGGGGCACAATCTGGGCCTGTCTGTCATCGGCGTGGCTGGCGGTGCTGCTGTGGGCACGTACTACGGAGGCCCCTTCGGGGGCCTAGCCGGCGGGCTGGCAGCAGGGGCCGCCGTCAATGCGTATCGAGCGATGAAGTACTTCACTTCCGGAGCGGACGACCGTGAGGCGAAGATTTCTGGCACCTACGCCGTTGTTTCTGCGGTCGGAGCGGGTGCTCTCTGGTATTACTTCGTCTCAGATCGCGACATGAAGAAGAACGCTGAGTCGAAGCGCAAATCCTCTGGTGGTGGGCGCCGGAACTACAAGGAGTTCTCTCAGAACGCGCCTGAAGATTGCGATATCCGGCCGGTTGGTCCCTGAGGAAGACGAAGATGAGTGAAGCGCTACCGACGACGACGACCGTGATGGCGGATGCCCAGTTCGGGCTGGTCCGCTCACTTGTGCCCTATGACGGCTTCACCACGGATTACAGCGGTCAGCCGGTAGACACCCCCATCATGTTCACCGAACGTGGTCGTGCGATCGATCCTCTCGCGTCGCAGGGCAAGCAAGGGTACGATCCCAATCTCGTCGGTGGCCTTTCTGTTCCTGAGGGCGCCCGTGTTCTCATCTGGGTCCCTCAGATCACGTACAACGACGGCGTCAACGTCTTGCCGTACACCTGGAGCTTCTGGTGGCGCTACCGAACGCTCTTGGACTTCCAGAACGACAATCAGATCCCCTTCCACTTGACGCCGAGCGAGGGTGTGCCTGACACTTCGGGTCCTCAGACGGAAGAGCGCGTGCTCATCCCTGCGGCGAACAGTGGGACTATCTACGTCCAGACGGAGCCGGTGTCCGGCTTCGCTCGTGTGACGCAGAATGGTCGTTCTGAGGACATTCGCTTCGGTAGCCCGAACTTGCTGCAGCCCCTCGTCCCGGGTGGCGGCACGGGTGTCATTCAGCAAGGTGTTCAAGATCCGGCGTCTTTCGCAGATGCTGGGCAGCCTTTGTACGTCGTGCATGAGGTCTCTGCGACGGGGGACGAGCTGCTCATTGGGCTGACTCGCGGGGCCACGCCGACGGACTACGATTTTGCCGCCGGCCAGGCGGATGAAAATCTTGCGAACCTCTTCGGCCCTGGTGCAGCAGCGCGGGCCGCCGTCTACGTGTCTATCGGCACGTCTCCCTGATGACTGTCAAAAACGCCAGCCTTCGGTTTATTCCGCGCGCGCAGCCTCCTGGAGGCGGCGGCGGTGGTCCTTCGCCTTGGCAGGCGACGGGCACGGTCGTCGAGCTTGTCACGCCGACGAACACCGTGGCTATCGGCGCATCCACCATGGCTGGTGGCGAGAAGGTTCGGATCGTTGGGACACTTCGTGTCGAGGGCAACCTTGAACTGACGGGCTTCATCGACACCTTCGTTCGTATCGAAGATTCGACGGCAGGCAACGGAGCCTTCTTCGAGCTTTCTGGCGGTTCTACGGCTGCTGTCAGCAACCTGAACGAGGGTCGCGTTCGCTACAACGAGGTGCTTCAGCAGTTCGAGGTCAGCGTCAACGGTGGCCCGTACCAGGTGTTTGGACCTGGCGGTTCTTCTGGTTCTCTCACGAGTGCAGTCTATAACTGCCCGGCAACGGTAAATGTGAACGATGCGGTGTTCCTCTCGGCGGCGGACAACGTGGACCAGGCAGCGTCCAACATCGTAACGGACCGACCTTGCGTTGGTGTGGTCATCGCCAAGCCCACGGCGACGACGTGTGAGATCCAATACGCTGGAGAGTTGGGCGGTTTTGCTGGCCTGGTAGCGGGAGACACCTACTATCTTTCCACAACTCCTGGTATTTTGACGAATGTTCCTCCGACGGCTCCTGGTGAGATCGTTCAGGAGGTTGGTTTTGCTCGCAACGCGACCACTCTGGTTGTCTTGATCGAGCGTAACTTCACGCAATTGCAGTAAAGATTGAGCATGGCACAGTTCGTATACGAAGGTGAAGCGGCACTCGGTTTTCGCTTCGTCGCGTCTTATGGAACGACGAATGAGCTGAGGATCCCTACGAAGACGGGAACTCAGGTTCTGAACAAGCCTGGTGGCTACCCCGACGGTCAGCTCATCACCGACGAGAACAGTGACCCTGTCGATTTCACTGACCCCATCACCCTTCGTGCATTGCGTGCGGACCCCCGATTCACGGAACAGCGACCCCGAGTGATTCCTCGGCAACCTTTTGAAAGATAAGACAAATGGCTGATAGCAAAGCATTGACTATTCAGGCTGGGATCACTCGCCAGGTGGGAGACACCGATGCGCTGATTCTCGGCACGAACCCCGTGACGGGCTCCATCGTCACTCCTACGGGTGGCGCAGCAGACCTGGTCCTCTCCCCTGACGGTGCGCTGGTTCAGATCGGCGTAGCTGGTGGCGGCAAGACGCTGGACGTCACCGACATCAACGCTGACCCCGGCGGCGGTGGTCACGTCATCAACCTCGGAACGCTTGCTCCGACGGGCGACATCAACATCAGCCGAGTGGGTCAGACCACGACCATTCTCGGGGACCTGGTTGTTGATGGCACCGAGATTTTCAACGGTGGCGCGACCTTCCAGGCGAATGCGACCTTCAACGGCAACGTCACCTTCGGTGACGCTGTGACGGACACGGTCTCCTTCGTGTCTCGCGTCGGCACGGTTGGTCAGCAGGACATCATCTTCATCGAGGGCCTTGCGCACGAGATCAGCATCGCCGCTGATGTCGCTGGCTCGACAACTGCGGGTGGCACGCTGACCATCGTGGGCGGTGAGGGGGCCGCTGCTGGTGGTGGTAACCCTGGTGCTGCTGGTGGTCTGACCATCGTACGTGGTGGCCCCGGTGGCGATGGTGATGCGACGCAGCCTGCTGGTGCTGGCTCTCCGGTGTTTATTTCCGGTGGCGCGGCTGGCGCTGACGGCGGTGGCGGTGGCGCCAACGGTTCTAGTGTCAGCATCAACGGTGGCGCGGCTTCTGGCGCTGGTACCGATGGCATCGTGAGCATCGGCATCACGAACACCTCGGACATTCAGATCGGACCGCTTCAGCTCAGCATCGAGGAGCGAGTCGGCGACCCCGGTGCTACGGCGGATCGCGGCAAGGTCTACACGAAGGATGTGTCGGGTACTACGGAGCTGTTCTACCAGGACAGTTCGGGCAACGTCCGTCAGCTGACGCCTCCGACAGCAACCGTTTCTCCTGGCGGTGTCAACACCAACGTCCAGTACAACAACGCTGGTTCCTTCGACGGCAACAACAACTTCACGTTCGACGGCACGGACATCTTCCTCGGTCCGGCGACTGGTCTTTCTGCTACCTCGACGAGGATCAACATCCCGGACAACAACGCGAACGGGTTGGAGGTCATCGCCAACAGCTCGGAGATCTACCTCAACATCGACACGACCAACGCGAACGAGATCATCACGATCGGCAACGCGACGTCGGACCCTGACGTCTCCTTTGCGGGCGCTGGTGATGTTCGCATCGACGGTGGCGCGCAGCTCATCTTCTTGGAGCGAGTCGGTGACCCCGGTGGTGCGGTCAACGAGGGCAAGGTCTACACGAAGGATGTGTCGGGTACTACAGAGCTGTTCTACCAGGACAGCGCCGGTAACGTTCGGCAGCTCACGCCGCTCCCTGCCGCGACCACCCCCGGTGGTGCCAACACTCAAGTCCAGTTCAACAACGCTGGTTCGTTCGACGGCAACGCCAACTTTACCTTCGACGGCACGGACATCTTCCTCGGCCCTGTCACCGGTGTTTCGACGACCAACGTCAAGTCCAACGTGGGTGACAACACGGCGGACGCCTTCCAGGTCATCGCAGATGACACTGACGTCTACCTCAACATCACGACGGTCAACGGTCTGGAGCAGATCAGTCTTGGCAACGCGACGACGAACCCGGACATCGTAGCCTTCGGCTCTGGCGACTTCCGCCTGGATGGCGGTTCTCAGTTCGTCATCACTGAGCGTGTTGGTGATCCGGGTGCGACGGCGAACGCTGGCAAGGTCTACACCAAGGACGTTGCTGGCACGACCGAGCTTTTCTACCAGGACAGCGCCGGCAACGTTCGTCAGATCACGCCTCTACCTGCAGCGACGCCGGCCGCTCCATTCGACTCGGTGCAGTTCAACAACGCTGGTGCTTTCGGCGGCTCTGCGGACTTCACCTTCGATGGCACTGAGATCAACCTCGGTCCGGCGACGGGTGTCTCGACCATCCTCACGGACATCAACATCGCGGACAACACCAACAACGCGTTCCTCATTCGCGAGAACATCAACAACTACATCGAGATCGACACGTTCACCGCTGCTGAGTCGATGTCGTTCGGGAATGGCGGCGCCAACACGCCTTCGATGCTCTTCACGATTCGCGCAGCCAACTTTAGCTGGCGGGTCACGGAAGCTGGCACTTCTCGCGACTACATCAACATCAACGCGGGCGGCTCCAACAACATCGAGCTGGGCAACATCACTGGTGCTCCTAGTGTCGACATTGTAGGTGATGGCGGCCTCTACCTCCGAGGTGACAACCTCAACAACGGCTCCTTTCTCGACATGCGGGAGCGCCTGGTTGACCCGGGCAACGTTGCAAACCGAGGCCGTCTCTACACCAAAGACGTATCCTCCGTCACGGAGCTGTTCTACCAGGACAGCGCTGGCAACGTCCGGCAGCTCACGCCTCCTGGTGGTGCTGCTTCGTCTTCGCTGGCTACGCTCATCAGTCAGACGGCGAACGAGGCTATCGCCATCGGCGCCCCGGTCGTTTTCACGGATGCGGCGGGCAACGCCCGCTCGCAGAACGCGGATGCGAACGCTGCAGGTCGAACCAACGCGGTTGGCGTGGCGGCTACGGCTGGTGTAGCAGCGGCTTCTCACGACATCGTTGTGAATGGTCAGGCGACCATTCCCACGGCCATCTTCGATGTTGCGCCCGGTGCGGCCAATGTCGGCCAAACCTTCTTCCTCTCCACGACGCAGGGCCAGCTTACGCTGACGGCGCCCACGACCAGCGGCGATACCGTGCTTCGCATGGGGAAGATCCAAGAAATCTCTGGCGGTAACGCGATCTGCATCATCCAGGTGGGCGATCCGGTTGTCCTCTGATGTTTCATCTGGCAAGGTGGCGTCAACGGTGATCGCGCTAGGGGAAGCGAGTCCACCTCCGCTCGACCGAGCGTGATCGCCACCTTTGTTTTGAGGTGGAATATGACTGCAAGAAAGAAGAAGACGACAACTCGTAAGCGCACTCCGACCAAGAAGAAGACCTCTTCTCGGTCGAAGAGCAATGGGACCGCATCCGCGGCACCCAACTACCAGACGGTCTCCCTCACGGAAGACCAGCAGATGGCTCTCAGAGACTTGGACCAGCAGATGGCGAATCAGAAGATTCAGCTTGCGAACCAAGCGATGCGAGCCGCCGACCTCCGGAGCCAGCTTCGTGCCTTGAAGGAGGACATGGAGACTCGCACCAAGGCCATCGACGACATGGGGAAGCAGTTCGTCAGTGTCGTGAAGATGATGGCCAACTCCCACGGCATCAACGTCGAGGAGCAGGTCGAGAACCCGTGGCGACTGAAGCTCGACTCGATGGAGTTCACCAACGAGCCGGTTTCTCCTTCGGCGCTCACGACGCTGACGGGAGCCAACTGAGGTAGGACATGGCAGACCCCTTTCTGACAATGGTGGCAGGCGTGATTCAGCGCGGGGGTCTGCCTTTTGAGCGCCTGCAGCAGATCCGAACCGGAGGGTTCGTGACCAGTGTCACGTTCTCGGGGTTGGACGGGAACGCGGACGGCGCATGGCTCCTGGTCGGCCAGTACGCGATGCGCCCTGGCATCGGAGACGTCAGGCTGAGTTTTCTGCCAAACGGCATCCCTGCTGTTGCTGGAGATACCTCTTTCCAACGTAGGATCAATGACAGCCTGACAACCGAGAATAACTTCCTCTCGAACACGTTGCGGTTGATCGACACCCAGTCTCAGAACGGATCTTTCAGCGCGAAGGGGCTGTTCATGTCCTACATCAGCTGCAGCGCTATCCGAGGTGCTCCGCGGTTCATTCGCACGCTGATTGCCCAAGAGGACTACCTCCCTGCGCTCACTGAGCGTGTAGGTGACTTCACCACCAAGCTTTCTGGCATCGGTGCGACGAACATCACCTCCTTTGATCTCGTCTCCAATCTCGGAGCCGGAATTGGACCGAACAGTGAGTTCACGTTGTTCCGCGTCCCGACTTTCTCCTGACCCATGGCCCTCTCATCTTTCACAACGCTCGGAACTGCTCTGCAGCTCCTCCTTCGCACGACGGGAGGCCCGAATGCGTCTGGTTGGGAGGATTCTTCCGATGCTGGCAATGACGCGTCTCTCGCAGACGCTGGTGCGGCCCCGGACATCCTGGCTGATCCACTAGGGGACGGCTCCGGTCCTGCTGCTGGGATCACGGCCGCCGACGCTGGCTATGATAGTGGCCTCGATCTGACGGGACAGAGCACGGTCACGCTCTTTTCTTTGTTCCGTTTTACGGTAGCCAGTGGCTTCCAGAACGTCTGGGCAGACAGCGCTCCTGATGGGGATGAGTTCTCTCTCTACCGGGACACCAGTACGCTCTACCTGTGGAATGGCAGCAGCCTCCAGTTCGTGGCCACCGTCTCGAACAACCAGGACTACAAGGTTGCGGTGGTCTACGACGCTGGCGTCGCGACGATCTACTTCGACGATGCTGTCACGCCGGTCGGAAGCATCGCGGTGGGGCAAGGAACGCATCCAAACCCTCTCTTTTGGGGCTCCTTCGGAACGCAGAACCCCTTGAGGGGCAACCTGTATGCGACCGGAGCATATTCCCAAGCTGTTGATATTCCTGGATTGTTTGCGGCGATGGATGAGGAGCTTGCTGGTGTAGCAGACCCCGCATCCTTCCCGACGCCTGAGGTCCCCGTCGGCTTTGACGCTTCGACGCTTCCGCCTGGCGCTATTCTTTGGCCAGATCCCACGGTTCCGGCAGAATTCGACTTCGAGCCGGAGGTCGGCGCAGAGGTTGTCCCCATTCAGTACACAGATGGCGCGGGCGTTTGGTACGCAGCGCTCTTGAATGGCAGCATCACAAAGGTTACTCTTGTTACGCCCAGTGGGTTCTCTCCCACGCTTCCCACCGCAGGGGAGCAGGCCGTCCTCGACGCCAAGGCCGCGGACCAAGCATCCATCCAAGCTCTACTGACGACGCTGGAGTCGCAAGATCTCACGCTCGCTCAGGTCAACACCCTCCTCCGAAACCTACTGACAGCAGGCTGAGAACATGTTCACCCTTCTTCTTATGAATGTATCGCAGTACCTCACTGCGGCCTGGGCCTGGGTCCAGGCGAACCCCGAGGTCGCCATCGCGGTGACGCTCTACCTCATCGTCAACATCTCTCCGCGCAAAGACCACACTCAGATGACGGGCTGGCAGGCTCGCCTGTGGGAGATCATCGATCGCGCGAGCTTCTTGACTCGGGACAAGGTGCCCGGCAGGCTGAAGATGATCCTCGCTACTTCTCCTCTGGTCGAAAAGCCCAAGAAAGAGGAAGAAGAGGAGATTCCTGTGAGCTTCGACGAAAAGGGAGACAGCTGAGATGAGTTCGAGCAATTACGACACTTTCACGGATGTCATCCAGAGCTTCAACGGCGTCTTCGAGGGTGCCGATGGGCTCAAGCGGCATGACGCCGTCAAGACTCACATCACGCCTCAGGGCTGCGCGCTGACCTTCGAGTGTCAGGGCTGCGGCACGCCTAGCCAGCTCATGGTGGAGTACCCCGAGCTGGTCTCGATGAAGTACGGCGTGAACCCGGCGATCGCCTTCCGGGGCACGCAGTTCGTTCGTGAGCCTACCAGTTGGATGTACCTCCCGCACGAGAACGCCTGGTGCCCGAACCAGCTCAAGTGCCGGAACTGTGGCTTCAAGTTTCCGCTTCGCATCGAGCGTGGGGAGTGTGAGCGACACCTCAGCGAGGCACGGAGCCGCGGCTACATCAACCCGGCGGGTGAGCAGCAAGTGAGTGCTCGCTGTGCCCAGATGGCCCAACAGGGCCAGGCAGTCCGCCGTCATGGGTGAAAAGTTCTACTTGCGCCAGGTCCGCTTGGATCGAGGTGGGTATGATGAGTTTGGCCGATACTGGGGTGTAGGCGAAACTCTGTATGAGTTCGAGAGCGAGGACGGCGACATTGCCGGTCACGTCCGAGCGAGAACGAGAAAAGCTGCCAAGTCTCAGATCCAGAAGCGTCACAAAGGGGCGCGGTTCTTTAGGTGAAGTGGCGGATGATCTGGAGCTTGCCGCGGCCGTCCTAGAGCCGCACTTCGACGCTGTAAGAGACGTCTTTGCGGAGTATCGCCCGAACGGTGGGAATCCACTCAAGAAGCTCTGTAAGGTCCAGCTCATCGTAGACGAGGCTGTTCGTGACAGCCCCCGTCACTATGCAGCTTGCCGCACGGACGGGAAGTACATCATCCTAGCGCCCCAGGCGGCTGAGCTGCCGCTAGAGACGCTTGTCGCCATCATCACGCATGAGTTCGGGCATGCGGCTGACTTCATGTACCCAGGCATGTGGGTGTCACCTGACCGAGGGGACGAAGAAGCGATCTGGATTGGGGACCGAGAGCCGGACAAGTACACCCGCAAGTGGTTCAAGCTCTGGAACCAGCGGAGTGACGATCAAGTCGAGATGGCGGCAGACTCGATCGCGTATACTGTGACCGGGATGCCCATCACCTACTGTGGGCCTTGCATGTTGCAGTGTTTCAGTGGCCAGAAGGCGCGTCCCCGAGGCTTGCGATGATCGGTGACGACACTTCCCTTCCCCCGCTGCACAAGACGCCGGAGCTGTGGGACAAGGTCCAGCGCGATATCGACCGACGTGACATGCAGCTGTACGTAGCTGCCGGCGTGGCTGGCGGGATTGGGATCGGCGCCATCATCATCAAGGCTTTGATAGAGGGCGCTGAGACGGAAGAGGAGAAGGAAGCTGCGAAAAAGCTCCCCCTCTACATCGGCGCCATCGGTGGGACGTTTGCGGTGTTTCATCTGTTGGATCTGGACAAGCGGTGGCTGACGCCGGCTGGCTTGGAAGAGATCATCGAGGAGAAGTTCTGATGCTCAGGAAGTTTGTGGTGTTGTTGGTCGTCCTGCTGTCGCTTGGCAGCATGGGCTGCAGTTCTCAGGCTCGCATTGTTCAGGCTCAGACGGCGAACGCCATCGCGCAGAGCACCAACGACATGCTTCCTTGGATCTTGGAGAGCTACAATGAAGACGGCATGGATGCGCTCAAGGCGGTCAAGGCTGCCGGTGGGGGTCGTCTCGAAGCCGTGGCTGCGATCAACGACGTGAAGCGTGCCTGGAAGCCTGTTTGGCAGGCGTGGGATTCGCTTCAGCTTGCTCATGACAAATGGGCTACGATGCTTGAGGAAGGGGCTGATACAACTACGGCTCTTCGGGAGTTGAAGGATGCGTACTGCAAGTTTCGGCTGATTTTCCCGAAGAAGCTCCCTGTCATCCCCTTGGGGATCATCAAGTGCGAGGAACAGAAAGATGAGCAAGGAAGTAGCGGAAGCACTGGGCCAGGCCTCGGAGGTAGCGAAGGCGGCGTCAGCCGCTCCGGGCCCGGCAGGGATCGTCGCGAGCATCACGTCGATCGCTCTGAAGGCAGCGCAGGGTATCGCGGCAGCCGGGGGTGATCCGGTTGGCGAGATTCAGCGGATTCTTGGATCTGACAAGGGGGTCAAAGAGATCCACAAGGGATGGGACGAATGGATCCTGAGGAATTTCAGGCAATCCGTCCCTCCACCTCCGGACACGGAGCCCGACACTGTCCCGAAGACGGACACCCAACCGTCGATGCCGGCCGTCACTGGTGAAGACCTGATGGAGTCGGAGCCCCCTCTGGATATCTACGAACAGGTGATGAAGGAAGATGGCGAAGCGTAGGCGTAAGAAGCATGATGACACGGTCACGATCGATGTGTCGAGAGAAGAGCTGCTGAAGCACGGGGGCGCGATGGACTTCTACATCGCGAACTCCGGGAAGCCCCTCTGGTATATCGAGCAACATATCCCTGGGGAAGGGTGGGTCAGCACTGGAGCTTGGTTTGACCAGCCTTTCTCTTCTCGCAAAAAAGCGGTTTCGAGTCTTGAGTCTTCTCAGGAGGATTACGGTTGGCAGGGCCGTTTTCGTGTCGTCAACCATCGTGGCGATGTGACAGACGAGTACAACTTTCATGCGCCCTACGAGAAGAATCCGCTGCGACGTGGCTGGTCGCGTGAGATGATCAGCGACAACATCTCGATGCTCATGGACGAAGGTTTCCCGCAGAAGCAGGCGGTGGCCATCGCCCTTCGGACGGCTCGCAAGAACTACCGTCAGCGCCATCCTCGGGGACGCTTTCCGCGCCATCTTCAGGACACGCGATGATCGACCATCGGCAGGTTCCCACAGCGCCCATCGGGGCGCATCCGTACGCGTTGATGGGCAGTGCGTATGACCAGTCGGGCCAGCTTTGGCTGGTGTTTCGGTGTAGTCGCTGTGGAGACGTGTCGATGAAGCCTTGCAGTAGCCCGCAGCGCGCGCCTCAGCATGGGATGCGCTACGGGATGATGCACGCGCATGGCTTGACGCCAAGGAGACGATGATGGTTACGCCGAGAGAGTTGAAAGCTCCAAAGGAGCTGCGTGCGAAGTTCATGGGCAATTGGGACACGAAGCCGTCTCCTGACTGGGTGTCTGTGCCTGAGCCCAAGCTGATGGACAAGCGATTCAAGATGGCAGAGGAGCCTAGTGCTCTGTCATCTCGCAACATCTCTCTGGACTTGAAGCTGATCGATGTGCTTCGTTTCGGCCCGCATGCTGCCGATGCTCTCATTTCCGGGGCCACTAAGGTGGCGGTGAGAGTGAACGGCAAGCCTCGTCGTGCAACCTCCTCTGTTCGCTACATGGAGAAGGTGGTCACTGGAAGCTACGGCAGGCACAGGAGTCCAGATGCTTTGGCGATGCGAGCAAACATCGACTATCCGCTCAACCAAGCGGTGGGTGTCGAAGTCCAGCCATATGATCTGGCGCGGCGCAGTCCTTACTACTGCATGACGGTGGGCTGGCTTGTTTGGTCGCTTGCTCGGGCCTACGAGAAGATCTACGAGGAGCCTGATTACTACGGAGTCTGGGGCCATGGCCTGGAAGACCTTTTCTTCGAGTACTTGGTCGTCAACGGCAACGAAGTGCGAGAACTTGGCATCGGATCATGAAGCTCGTCGTTTGGACAGGACCGGTTGCAGAATTCCAGGTCCCTGGGGCCACGCTTCAGGGGTCGACGCGCAAGTTTATCAGCTGCACTGGTGATGGCCGAAAGACGGGCCGCCCGGACTGCCCAAATATCGGCGAGCAGCTGATGTTGGCCCCGGAGCTTCTCTTCACGAAGGTGAACGTCCCTGGCGCCGAGGTGGAGGACATCTACTGGGGCGCTTTCAGCGCGGGCGGTAGCCTTGTGAAGCGATGCTTGCTTGATGACAACTATCGCAAGCGCACGGCTGCGGTCCATCTGGCTGACGCTACGTACACGTCGACCTGGGTGAACAAGCAGGGCCGTGTCCCTCCTGCGATCGAGGGCTTCACCCAGTTTGCGGTCGACACCGTCGTGGGGCCCGGGGACAAGCTCTTCATCGCGACAGCCTCTCCGAACCCCAACGGTCAGTGGGCGACAGGTATCGAGAACCTGAAGGCTATTCAGGCCGCAGTCGAGGACCGAACGGGACAGCTCTTCACGCGCCGGAGCGACTTTTTTGGGATCACACCGGCGCCTGAGGAGGTCTGGCAGCTAGGGAACGTCATCTTGGCCCACTTCCCCTCGTACCCGCTGGGCCATGGGCATACGAAGATCGCCGACCAGGTCTGGCAAGGTCCCATCCAGCGCTGGGTGGACAAGGGGAAGGGACCCATCGATTCACCGATGGGCCTCCCGGTCATAGACCCTGGCAGCGGCCAGCCTCGGCCAAGCATCATCAACACGCTGGGTGGTGACGAGATGCTCATCGTTGGCGGTGTAGCGCTTGGAGCTTTCCTTCTTTTCAGGGTATTCACGCGGTCATGAAATACAGCATGAACCCGGGCCATCTTCCGGCGCTGGAGTCGTTGGTGGATGACAGTGCGTCGTATGATGACTTCGAGGAATACTATCCTGGCTCCGCTTCTGGTGAGTTGGGGGAAGAGGCCGAAGAGCGCGAACCTGAGAATCTCTACACTGGCCGGAATGTGATCTGGATCGGAGACAAGGGTCGCATGCTCCGGGTCGACCCTGACTACGCGCTTCACATCGAGGGGAACATCTTCTATCCCGAGAAACTGAACGCGGTCATGCAGGGCGTCATCCACCACCCTGAGAAGGTCTACTTCATCGCGCCGTATGGGACGGCCAGCAAGATCGATCTCCAGAGCGTCAAGGAGAGCATCGAGTACCATGGCTCCGGTGGCGACGACATGGATGAGCCGTACTCAACGGGGGATGATGACCTGGATGAGTACCTCGTTGATCCAGGCGAGTACCTCAGCGCTTACGGCGAGCCTGGCGAGGAAGAGTACGAGGAGATGAAGGAGGAGATGGAACAAGCTCTTCGCGATGCGGTGGAGAACGAGGAAGGCGATCTCGGCTCTTGGTCATTCACCATCCGTGACGGCAACCATCGCGCCTTCGGTTCACTGCTGGCTGATGAGCCCTACGTTTGGGCCATCCTCGACGACAACACCTTCCAGGACCTAATGGAAGGCAAGAAGCGCGGCACGCTCTCGGACAAGGACCGCGAGCTGCTGGATATGCTCTACTAGTTCGGGTAGACTTTCTACCCAAGATGATCCTCTTTGCGGGCAGCGACTGCGGGCGTGTGTTCATCGGGTACGCCAAGAACCCGCAGGAGCGCGTGGCGACGATACAGTCGTTCAGTCCTCGGGTTATCGAGCTGACTGCGACAGCTGAAGGCACGGTCAGGACGGAGGTCGCGCTCCGGTCCTATTTCGCGTCGTGTCACACGCATTCTGGTTGGTTCAGCCCGACGGATGAGCTGTGCAACCTGATCGGACACGTGGCGCGGCATGGCAAGCTGCCGTTGTGGCTCAAGCTCCCAGATGATGCGCAGGCAAAGCGGCAGGCGATGACGTTCACCTCGATGAAGGTGACGAAGCCTTTCCGGGATTGGATCAAGCGCGAGTCTGCTACACTTCAACTTCCGATGTACGAGGTCATCGAGCGAAAGTTCGAGCAGGCGTTCGGCCGACCTTGGGAGGCATGATGACGATCCGTCTCGTTGAGAACGCCGACCCTTCTCATGTTCTGCAGGCTTCGGTCGTCAAGAAGCGCTTGCACGTCGTTACACTCAAGCGAGTTGTTCGGCGTTCAGGTCCCTTTCGGCCTGAGGTGTCTTGGTCTCGCCGTTTTGACACTCGCACTGGTAGAGACTTGGATGATCATGGCGCCTTTCATATTCATCCCGACCACCTAGCCCATGTCTGAGCCGTCTTTCATCCCGCCGCTTGAGGTCGCTCGCGAGGCCCAGAAGGGCATCGACTTGCGGAACTCGTTGCCTCAGAGTCGCCGTTGCTGCACGTCAGTGGGGATCCGTCGGGGCTCTCAACTCGCGAATCAGCAGCGGGTGTCGCTCTCGACCATCAAGCGGATGGTGAGCTACTTCGCGCGTCACGAGGTCGACAAGAAGGGGAAGGGCTGGGGCGTCGACAGCAAGGGCTACCAGGCGTGGCTCTTGTGGGGCGGCGACTCTGGTCGCGACTGGGCTGAACAGACGCTCGCCGAGTACAAGGCGGGGGATTTCGAAGCGAATGCTTACACGCTGAACGGGTACCGCGAGAACCGGGCTCCGGGCTACCAGAGCTACGCTTGGACGACGCAGGACTGGCGCGTGGTCATCGTCAAGCGTGGCGGTGACGTGGACTACTCGGACAAGTGTGGCGCTCCGAGCAACAGCCTCTCTGGAGGTCGCAAGCGGCTCTGTCTGCCGAAGAGCGTCATTCAGCGCCTGATGCGCAGCAAGTCGGGCAAGGAAGCGCTGGTGAGCCAGGCTCGCAAGAAGGAGAAGGCTCCTCCGGGCCGCTCTGTGCGTTGGCACCCGCTCATCAAGCAGTATCACCGCGAGTTGGAAGCGAAGACCGTGAAGGACAAGCCGAAAAAGAAGAGATGATCTGGACTGTCCTGAAGCTGGCGGGGTTGGTCTTGATCGCTCTGGCGGTTGTCTACTTGCTGCTTGCGATCTTGCACAAGGGGCTCATCGAGTATCGACACTACCAGTGGGACAAACGCCGGAAAGAGGACGAGGACCCGGTAACCATGTGTCCCCTCGCCGCCGCGAAGCGGCTGGGCATCACCGAGAGCGAAGAGATCTATCATGAAACACACCACCAAGACCATTGACGAGCTGATCGCCCACCCCGAGCTGGCGCCGCTTCCAATCGACGCCATCCCGAACCAAATGGGGATCAACCTCTGCTCTGTCCATGGGATGAGCTGGACTCAGCAAGAGGACGGGCAGCTCGTCACGCTGACGATCCATTTCATCCCCGGGCCCGATATGCCGCCAGGCCCGGAAGAACCGGGACAGGCGCCGGAGCGAGATCTAGACGTGGAGGTGACGGCGTGTAACAGGTAACCGCGGAAGCCTCGCTCAAGCGGTTGCTGACCTCAGTAGCGGAGAGAGCCATCCGAACGGGAAGCGCAAAGACTCTTACTGAATTCGGGGACATGTGCATGAATATCGGAGAGCAGGTCTTTGCGGAAGTCTTGTACAAGAACGCGAAAGCTGCGCTGTTCGAGTCTGAAGGCGATGTCATCACCCAGATGCGCTCAGCGGAAGACTGATCGCGGATTCTACAGTAGAATCGACTCGTGGCCCAGAGTGTCATCAGCCTCGACAAGCCGCAGGATCAGCAGACCCGAACGGAGCTGACCCTCGGTCAGATCGGACAGGAGTGGAAGTACCAGCCTCGTGGTCAGGCCTTCACTTCGGCGCTGGTGGACTTTCTTCGTGCGATCAGGAGCCGTAACACCCTGAGAAGCTACAGCTTTTCCATTCTCCAGTTCTTCGAGTGGTACCGTAAAGAGAAGGGTCGAATCGTCACTCCCGACCAAGTGCGGCGTGCAGATGCGGTAGAGTTCGCTCGGTGGCTGCGTGAGCACGACGACCCTCTGACGGAGGAGCGGTTGCGTGCTGACCCGAGTCGCCGGGATGATCTCATCATCTTCGAGGTCGTGAAGGACAACCCTGGCATCAACTTGGAGGGTTTGCGTACCAAGACCTTCATGACGCGCAGCTACGACTGGTACGTGAAGCGGTTGGGCTGTCTGGTAAGAGCCAAGACCCTGGTGAGGACACCCACGGTTGAAGAATATCGACGAGCGAACGGAGGCGCTGTCATTCGGCCTCCTGAGGATGTGTTTCGGTACTACGTCCCGAAGGTCCAGGCGCCTTCAGGCGCCGAGCGTGCGTCCATGATGGTCACGCGCTTGAGCGCCCTCAGCTCGCTCTGGAAGTACTTCATCACGAGCAGCACGGAGAACGTGCCGGGTCGTGAGGAGCCGCTCTTGCGGTTCAACATCTGGACGCCGCCGCTGAAGCAGGTGCTCAGTGAGGCACCGAGCTTCAGACAGCAGGCGCGCAAGGCCAAGCAGACGCCCTTGACGTTCTTCCTGCGGCTGTTGGCTACGACGTTCACACGAACGCACGGCGGCGGTGCCTTGGCAGCGGCAGAGGCTGCATTCTGGGGCCGTCCTGTGCCCCCGCCCATCCGAGGGCGAGAGCCGACGTTCAAGGACGTCCGGGATCGTGCGTTGCTTATCTTCATGGCGCAGACGGGTGCGCGTTCGGTGGAGGTCCATCGCCTGAAGCGTCGTGACTACGACCGGCCGATGGTGACGCTGCTTGGCAAGCGGAACAAGAAGCGCAAGGTGATCGTGCCTCCTGCTGCGCAGCGTGCCCTGGTGGAGATGGATGTCCGCATCCAGAAAATGGCAGAGCACCAGCTCCGTTACCAGGGCAAGAGCCGCGCGGCGTCGCTCTTGAGCCGCGACGATGCGCCTCTCATCCCGGCCGTTGCCTACTGGGGCGCGAACGCGGGCACGGGCGAGGCAGGTCTCACGCGCCCGGGGATCGCGATGATGCTTCGCCGTCGAGCGGAAAAGGCTGGTATCGAGCCGGGAAGCCCGGACTTCCAGCGAGCGCACCCTCATGGTTTGCGTGGCTTGTTCGCGCGCATCGCCATCGAAGGCGGAACGCCCATGAACCGGGTTCAGAAGATGCTCGGCCACACGAGTGTTGCGACGACGGGCCTCTACATCGAGGAGTTCGACGAGGAGAAGATGATCGCGGAGCCGTTCCGGCTCCGGCCCCAGCCCGAGGCCCCATCGGGGGCCCGCGTCGCCCCCAGGGCGACAGTACCTGGGCGTTCGTTCCGTGAGCTTCCGCCTGAGCCTGAGGTGCCGACGATCTCTTCTGAGGACATCGAGCCCATGGGTGTCCCCGAGGCGCCGCGCCCCCGTCTTCGCCCGGCGCGACCTCAAGCCGAGGAACGTCGCCCAGCGCGACCTCAAACCCGAGAAGTTGAGCCGGTCGAGGCGGTGGAGTTCGAGGATCTGGGCAGCGCGCCAGGGCCTTCGAGCGAAGAAGCTTTCATCCAGAACATCGAGAAGCGTCGAGGCAAGCGTCTGACGAGCGGCGAGGATACGAAGATTCAAACCTGCTTGAGTCTGGACGCCGAGTCGATTCGACGGCTCTGCATCATCTACCGGGTCCATTGGGGCGAGAAGGGCAACCGGCAGCAGCTCATCAAGAGCGGAGGCCGCAAGAAGCAGAGCTTGGTCTCCAAGATGGAGTTCATCCCGAACCAAAGTGAGTTCGACGAGGACTTCGATGAAGATGAGGATGATGAGGATCTAAGCTTCGAGGACTTCGGCAAGCTGGTGGGTCGCTTTGACGAGCCGGATGATGAACCGATCGTGCTTGACCCGAAGATCGAAGAAGCGCGCCAGCGTCAGCGTGCAAGAGCAGACGACGGGAGGCTCTACGGCCCCGCTGGTCTGGACTTGGCCAACTGGGTCTTCTCCGGAAAGGAGAGCGGGCTCAACTGGTGGCTTGGCACGGACGGAAAGCTTTCCCCCGCGATGCCAGTGATGAGCCCCGGGCAGGTCGGAGACTGCGGACCAGATGATGGTGTGTGCCGAGGTCTGTCTGAGCTTTGGATGGAGTGGGCTTCTGATGCAGGGAAGTTCACCCGCGTACTCGCGCTGGAGAAGTGGATCGAAGAGTCGCTGAAGGTGACGGCGCAGGTCCAAGACGTTCTTTCGGGCCGAGAGGGACGCTTCGTTGCGCCTGAGGCGCCGTGGCCGGAGACGAAGCTTCGAGGTAGCTTCAGGGCGCCTGAGCCGCGTGAGGTGTTTCGGGAGCACCTTCCGGAGGAGATCATCGCTTGGTTCCGCGTCCGTGGCGGCCAGTACCGCACGACACCAGGCACGCCAGAGGGCTGGGAGAAGAAGCAGCAGACGCCGCAGCCCATGAGCGATCTGGCTCCGGCTTGGTATGCAGACAGTGACCCGGTCTACGATCTTCCGTTTGACGAGCGCGAGGAGATGCTGGACTGGCTGGCTGCTGCGACCAATCAGCCCGTCCGCAGCATGAAGCGTCAGTTCGATCGGTTCTCTCGTGTAGACGTCGCGAAGTTCATCGACGCGCTTTGCAGCATCGATGGTTCGCTAGATCAGCTGCAAGAGGAGAAGGCGAGAAGCCGAGGTCAGGTCAACACGCGGAGCTTCGAGGCTGCTGCGCAGCGCGTCTCTGACGAGCTGGAGGTGTTCGTCTCAAGGGTGGCCAACCAGCCTGGGTATGACGCGATGGCTTTGATCAAGAAGCGGAAGAAGGGGGAGCTTCAGACGGTGGGAGCCGGCGGCAAGCGTCAGCGGTTCTACTTGAACGAGGTGCGAAAGTTGTTTGGCAAAGAAGCCGCCGAGGACAGAGCCCTGAGACTCGTCGCCCTGTGTGACAAGGCTCCTCTGTCGGCGTTCCGTGAGCTGTTCAACATCGAGAGCCAGACCATTGTGCACACGATGGCTTTCAAGGAAGACTTCGCGCTCCGGCATCAGGCCCACTCTGAGTGTGTTGCGCGCCGGATCGCGCGGCGGCTTTGGGAGATCATCCAGGGGCGCCAGAAGGGCAAGCAGTACATCCAGCGTCCTGAGTTCACGTCGCTCCTGGTTGAGATCATGAAGAGCTACAAGGTGCCTTGCGCCCCTGCCCAGGAAGACGAGCTTCGTCGCATGCTTCGGCGCCAAGGCATGAGCCTGGAGCGCCCTGAAGGCATCATCCGAGCGTACGAGTCGATCCGAGAGCGCTCTACCGTGGTCGAGCCGACGTTCGCTGAAAGCATGTTCGACGACTTCAACGAGGAGTTTGCCTCTGCTCGCCAGCAAGAGTTCGTCGGTGATATCTTCCGGGAGAACTACCGTCGCAACGGCAACGCTTTCGACCTTCCCACCCCCGTTCATCTCTGGGGTGCCATCCTCTAGGAGATCCCATGGACCCCATCCTTGCAGCCATTCTGCTCGCCCTTGGTGGCGGCGCTGTCGTTTACCACAAGAAGAAGAAGGAGACGTGCAAGCCAGTAGAGACCTTGCTCGGACTGACCTTTCATCCTGACGGAGGGTCAGAGAGCGAGCAGCTGTACGAGACGCGTACGCTGCCTTTAGGCATGAACCGTGCTCAAGAGATGACTTTTGTCTTTCAGCTGATGGCCACGATCGTCCCGAAGCATCTCAAGCCGAACACGCCAGGAGGCATGTGGCGTGTGCGCAAGTGGGAGGTGGCTCAGGACCAGACCAAGTGTCCTCCGGTCTTCGCGAAGAGTAAGGTGCTGGCGATGCAGTACGTCGACCCGAAGGACCCTCACAACAGCTCACTCCCGAGCTTTGGGATCTAAAAGCTGAAGCCAGCGTGGATCGAGACACGCTGGCTTCAGGGTGGCCACCAGTGGGCAGGGGTGACCTCGTAGGCTACGCCTACGTATAGTCTGACTCAGTTGACTTCAGTCTGTCCAGTGTCGGTGATGAAGTTGATGTTGGCCATCAGCTCATCGTGGCTAGACGCTTCCAGCTCGACGTAGAAGTCGCCGTTGAACTCGGCCATCCAGCGCATGTTCTCGTCTCGCCAGATCACCCAGTAGGGCGCACTCGCCAAGGCCTTCTTCTTCCTCTTCCGGAGCTGGCTCCGGGTGATTCGAACGCCACTCATGGTTTCACTTCATCGTCGCCGCGCCAGCGATGACGAGGCCGACTCCGATGATGAGAAAGAGGATGGCCTTGTCGTCGCTCATGGCTTCTACGCCATGGTAGCCGTGGTAGGACGGGGCCGGCGTGTGCGGAACGAAGAGCCCTCCCGGGTTCTGCTTTCCAGTGATGGTTCGGATCTTTCGTTCTTGCATCTCAGGGGGCCAAGTAGAGGGTGAGGCCGACGATGGCGCCAGCTACGGCAAGCGCTGCCCAGAGGGGCGTGGTGTCTTGCTCGAACCCGACGATGGGCGTGGGCTCAAAGGGCATTGTAGCGCGATCACGTTCGATGTCGCGAGCATAGCGGTAGCGTGAGACCGATAGAGGGATGGTCAGGTCTACTGGCATCCCAGGTCGTCTCGTCTTCGGGTCTGGTCGAGCCAGGAGCACCCTTCTGCCGCCAAGGTAGGCTTCGAGCACCGGCGCGTTGGGATCGAGCCTTCTCGTGTCATCGATGGGATCGAGGCGCGGGAAGAGGACGTTCTTCTCACCTGGGAATGCGAAGCGGTTCACAATGTCTCCTCAAGTTTTCCACAGGTTCTTGCTCCTGTCTCAAGAGATAGGTTAGCCTTTGACCGTGCCGGTCTACAAGACCTTCAAGTATCGGGTCTATCCCGATGAAGCACAGGAGCAGAGACTGCTCTCCTGGGAGAACACCCTTCGCTTCTTGTGGAACCTTGCACTGGAACAGCATTTGATGGGCATGCGCCGCTGCAAAGGGGAGAAGGTGTACCCCACGGCTTTCGACCAGATCAAGCAGCTGAAGCACCTTCGCGCAGAGCATGACTGGATCCGTGACGTCCCTCGTGACGTTGCTACACAGACGCTCATGACACTGGAGAAGGCCTGGAAGCGCTGCTTCAAAGGCGTGAGCAAGGCGCCCCGCTTCAAAAAGAAGGGCCGCCATCGCATGGCCATGACGGAGCCTCGCGCGTGCAAGCTTGAAGGTTCGAGGCTTCAGTTCCCGAAGGTGGGAAGGATGAAGATCGTGGTTCACCGTCCCTTCGAAGGGAAGATGAAGAGCGTGACCATCGTGCGGGACGCAGATCACTGGTACGCTTGCTTGCTGTCTGAGGTCGAGCACGGTGCACCAGGGCTTTCGGATGAGCGCTCGATAGGCATCGATCGAGGCATCACCTACTTTGCAGCTGACAGCGACGGTCGTCTCATCAAGAGCCCACGTCCACTCAAGCGTTCGCTCGAACAGCTTCGCCGTGCGCACAAGAAGCTCAGTCGCAAGAAGAAGGGCTCGGCGAACTTCTTGAAGCAGAAGAAGAAGCTTGCGCGACTGCATCGTCGTGTGCGGCAGCAGCGCCGCCACTTCTTGCATGAGCTTTCGACCTTCTACGCTCGAAACTACTCGCGGGTCGTTATCGAAGACCTTCGGGTCAGGAACATGATCCGAAATCCCTTTCTCGCTCGTCACATCGCAGATGCGGGTTGGAGCCAGTTCCGGGGGATGCTGGCGTACAAGCTGGAGTGGAACGGCGGGGAGCTGATCGAAGTGGAGCCTGCCTACACTTCTCAGACCTGCTCGGTGTGCGGCTACACGGACGAGGCCTCTCGTGATGGCGAGGACTTCTTCTGCACTTCGTGTGGCTTCTACTCGCAAGCGGACTTGAATGCCGCTACCATCATTCTAGGCCGTGGGAACGCCTCGGCCCTGCCTGTGGAGGGTTCTTGCGTTGGCATCCCTGTGAAGCAGGAAAGCCCTTCGGGGCAGGCCCTTCGGGGCTCTTTACTGTAGGTGAACTAGTTGCCTGCCGAAGAGTTACCGTAGATGAGTTAGATCCTCATCGGCCCCTGTTACAGAAGCAGTCCACAGGGCCACTGCTGTCTCGGCCTTGCAAGCCTTCGTACATTCAGACCAGTCGTACATGCAGTTGAGGTAGCAAACACCTCTCTTTTCTCTCGGTATGAACTGGCATCCCTTGAGGCAGCTGCGGTACTTCCGAGTGCACGTCTCTTCGCAGTCAGGTTCGGGCGATGCGTCGTAGTAGACGCTGTCACATTCCACGAGGCACTGCGTGCCGGTGTAGCAGGGCGTGGCGGGCACCATCGACCAGAGCAAGAGCTGAAGGACTGGGTCGAAGAGGTGCAGGAAGAACATCATTCCTCGTCAGGGTGGATGTGGATCTGACAGCCGTAGGTGTGTGGCTGGGCGTGCTTCCACTGAACGTAGGTGAAGCTGACGACCTCTCGCCTTTTGTCATCGACCCCAAGCCACTGACAGACGCCATCGCGGATGTGCTTCAGTGACATCGGCAGGTTGTCGTCTTCGTCGAGTCCTCTGGGGGCGATGCGAGCCAGTGTGATCCGAGCCCCGGGGACACGAGGCTTCTTCGCCTTGCTTCGAAGGAAGAGCACGGTCTCACCACGTTGGTGGGCGATGCGCTTTGTCCTTTTTCGGTCACGTGTGTGACCACGAAAGTTCGCGGCGGAAGGAAGGTAGAAAGGAACCTGAAGGATTTGAATCCCGTCAGGGTCGAGCCCGTACTTGAACTGGACCAGTTCGATGCGCTTTGCGCTATTCTTCTTGAGAGGTCTTGCCATGTCAGCAGCAGATGAACGAGATGGTGCCGTCACTCCCCCCAGAGGGTCGGGGAACGTCGCACTCGCTGCGATCGCTCGCGAGGTGGCAGAAGCGGCAGAGCGTGCTGCTTTTTTGCGGCGAAAGAACCCCTTGACCATGGCAGAATCCGACTTCCTCTATGCTACTGCGATACGGCTCGAAGAGCTAGCGCAGCGCTTTGAGGTCTGGCCTCAGCTCTCGCCGGACGTGATCATGGCGGAGCGTCCTCAGATGGTCGACGAGCTGGTTGAGATCAAGCAGCAGCTCGAAAGCATCGGGGTCATCGGCCCTTACGCCTCTTCTGAAGATAGGTGACGACGAAGAAGCCGAGCACTCCTCCTGCGACCGCAGGCACGACGGTCTTCGGGGCAAGCACGGGGCTCTTCTTCTTGGGCCCATCAAGCCAGCCGAAGAAGCTCGTGCTGCCCGCGGCCCCGTCAGGCCCGAAGGAGAAGTGGACGTGGTCGGTGTGGGGGCTTCTTCCCGTGTAGGGGCGCCAAGAGGTGCTGATGCGAGGCGAGTAGATCTTTTTGTTCCAGATGACGTAGCCGAGGCCTGCACGTCGAAACATCTCTGCGTCGTTCTTCAGCAGCCACTGAAGCATGTCCTCTGCGATGGCTGCTTCTTGAGGGTCACTCGCGTTCAGCCCCCAGTCCCAGGCGCTGCCGCTGTAGTGTCCACTGGTGGAGCCGGTGAGACCACACTCGCGAACGATACCTAGGCTTCGCCCGCCCCACTCGCTCATGACCCAATCCTTGAAGCGAACGACACCAGGCTGGGGGCTAGGGTCACAGACGCTCTCATCGAAGGAGGTGAACGGCTCCGGTGGTGTTGTGAAGTCTGAACTGCTCGGTCTCATGGTGGAAGCGTCACGATTTCGAGCCAGAACTTCTTCACAGCGCCCATGATGGCGACGAGCTTGGCGAAGCTGGCAGGCTTCACCAGGTAGCATGAAGCGAAATTGTGGTAGGCCTTGAGGACATCTCCGTCGGCGTCAGACGTACTGAGGATGAGGACGGGGATGGAAGAAGTGGCGGGGTCACTCTTCAGTTCGACGAGGAATTCATGTCCTGAGACCCCTGGCAGGTTGAGGTCGAGTAGAAGGACTTGGGGCCGGATGCTCTTGATCGTCTTCCTGGCCTCACGAACGTCTCTCGCTCGGTAGATCGTAGCGTGATCCTTCCAGTTTGGCGCAGCCTTATCGAGCGCAAGCTCAATCTGGATAGCGTCTGAGTCGCTATCCTCTAGATGCATGACAACAACCTTGATTTTAGCGCTTCGTTTCATCTGATGGGGACTCTGAAGGTAAAGTGCGAGCCCTTGCCGAGCCCTTTGGAGGTCCCCCAGATCCGTCCGCCTACTTTTGAGATGATATCTTTGCAGATGGCAAGCCCCATGCCGACGCCGGGCGTTTCTTGATGGGGAGAAAGCCTGTGGAAGGGCTCGAAGATCCTTCCTGCGTCTTCTGGCTCGAAGCCCAATCCGTTGTCCTGAACGGACACGACGAGGTCTTTGTCTTCCAAGAAGGCTGTGACTTGAATCTCAGATGGCACGTCCTTGCGTTGATACTTGATGGCGTTGTCGATGAAGTTGAAGAGGACTCGCTTGAGCGAGCTGATAACGATGACTTCTTCATCGATCGACCATCGGACGCTGATCGTGCTGTTGTTCTCCTGAAGCTTCGACTTCGCCATCTCGACTGCTTCTTGGATCATCCGCTTGGCGGTGATGGGTTCGATATCGGATGCAGGTTTTTCGGACAGAGCGTAGTTGCGAAGCTCTTGGATCATTTCATGGAGTTTCAACGCTCCACTGTTGATGTGTTGAAGGTACTCTTCTCGCTGCGACGGCTGGACGCTGTCCCAGTGGGTCAACAAGATCTCGCTGAACCCCACGATGGCCCGGGTAGGCTCTTTCAGGTCATGAGCGAGTGCACGGATGAATTTTTCGTTCTTGTTGTTTGCGATCTCCGCAGCGCGCCCCAAAGCCATGTTGTCGAGCACGATTTCTTTCACGTCCTTGTAGGTCATGAGCACGTGTTGGCGGTTGATTCGATGAAGCGACCCTACGAACCACCCCGACGAAGGCTCATCCTTGAACAGGACATCATCTGACTCTCCAGTCTTTGCACAGCTATGGATCTGTTCGGCGAGCGTCTCATACCCTTCGAACTCGTTCATGGACTTTCCGATGGGGTCAGCGACGGGCGTGAAGCGTTCTAGGCTGTGCGATGAGATGTAGTCCACCACGATATCGCTCGGTTCCTTGTGACAGTTGCTGTAGATGACAGCCAAAACAGGAACAATTTCAAGCGCGTTCTTGTACTCTCGGACTTTCACATCAGACTCGTAAGGAACTCCCAGAGGACTGGGGCTTGATCGCGAAGGCCGGCGCCGCCGGCTGCGATCATGAAGGCGAGAATAGCAAGCTGTCGCTTGGTCTTCTTGTCGAAGGTTTTCAGGTCTACGCTGATCTCCTTCTGTTTCTCTTCGAGGTAGACGCTGTCGCGAGCGAGCACCTTCTGAGCCTCTTCGAGGCTAACCTGTCGGATACGAGAAGTGTTGATCGCCTCGTCTTGTCGAGCATCCTTCTCGACCTGGAGTTTCATCATCTGGAAGAGCCCATCGATGCTGTGAGCTAGCGCTCTCTGGTGCTCTCTCAGGTGGTCGTGGTGCTCTGTTTCGACGTTGAACTCTTTGCCTACCTGGCTTTCAGGGGCCTGTGAGGAGACGCTGATGAGCGTCTTTGTGGCGCGTTCTGCGTTGTTGACCGCCTCTGCTTGGTCTTGCGCGACTCTGATCTCATAGTGCGACCGCTGAACGGTCATCATCAGGGTGTTGAGGACCTGCTTTGCCTTCAGACCGGGAACCTTGATGATGTAGTCGCTGGCGCCTTCGGCGATGAGTTGCTTGGTCAGCGTCTGGTCGTCGAGTCCGGAGTAGATGACGATGGGGGTAGGCCGAGCGACCGGGTAGAGGTGCTGAAAGGTCGTCTTCCCCTCGGAGTCGGGCAGGTTGAGGTCGAGGAGCACGACGTCGTAGGGCTCTCGATTTCGAAGCATTTTCAACGCTTGGTCGAGCGTACCGGCCTCATCGAACTGATGAAACAGACCTGTTTCACGATCCGCTTGCGCCTCCAGCATGGCTGTGAGGAGTCTCCGATCGGTCTCGGAGTCGTCTACGACAAGAACCCGCATCAGTGTTATCTTAGCCCGGATGAGCATCCGCGTGAAGGCTCGTGTTGTGTCCGTAAGGCCCCGATTCGATGGCATGTTTCGGGTGACCCTGGGTCCTGGTCCTCGGATCTTTTCTTACTCCACGCCCAACCCTCCCAAGCTGGGAGACTTGGTACTGGTGGAGGGCGCGAAGGGCACCAGACTCAACTCAAGTCGTGCAAATCAGGCGGACATCACCCTCCTTGAAGGGGGGCGTCATATGGTCATCCCGGATGAGTGGCCTCGCCGAGTCGTCGCCCCTCATTGGATCAAGATGATCCATGGCGTGGTGAACCGGAAGCCTTTCCCCTATCAGGCTGAGGGGGCGGGGTGGCTCGCCTCTCGGATTGCAGGTCGGAAAGGAGCCATCCTCGCGGACGATCCTGGTCTGGGAAAGACCTTTCAGGTGCTCTCTTCGATCGCTGCGACACGCGCGACGCCGACCATCATCGTCTGCCCGACATCCTTGAAGGACAACTGGGCCCGAGAGCTGAATCACTTGAAGCCAAAGCTCGTACCGTTCGTCATCAACGGTCAGGAGGGGATGCTTAGGCCTGCGCACCTATACATTTTGTCGTATGCGACGTTGCGCGCTCGTGCGAGGCAGCTGTCGAAGTTGGTACGCCCAAAGCTCATCGTCTTCGACGAGGCGCATCTGCTCAAGGAGCCGCTGCCGAGTCCAACGCATCGCGCGTCGATCGCAACGCAGTTCGCGCATCATATCGGCAACGTGGTGCTTATGACGGGCACTCCGCTATTGAACCGGCCAGAGGAGATGTGGCGGTTGCTTCACATCGTAGATAAGAAGGAGTGGCCGGACTTCAAGGCCTACAAGAAGCGCTATTGCTCCGCGCTCACAAAGCAAGAGAGAGAGGCGATGAGGAAGGTTCGTTCGATCGTTACGGATCACGGCCGGGCCAAGCATGTCGACGAGCTGCAGGCTCTTACGGCGCCGTATATCCTGCGTCGCCAGCGGGACGAGACCATCAAGCAACAGCTGCCGCCGAAGGAACGCAGAAGGATCGTCGTAGACCTGCATCCCTACGACGCTGCGCACTACCAGAAGGCTGAGAAGGATTTCATCAAGTGGCTCACGGATGTCGCCGGAGGCGAGCGTGCGCAGAGCGCGAAGCGCGGCCAGGCGATCGTGAAGCTCAACGTGTTGCGTCGCATCGCGGCAGTCGGCAAACTTCGCTCAGCAGCGAAGAGCTACCTCGAAGCATGGTTCGAGAACGAGAAGCGCCCCTTGGTGGTGTTCGCTTACCATCGTCCAGTTCTGTGGGGTCTCGAAGCGATCTGCCAGAACGCTGGCATTGCTTCCGTTCATCTGAAGGGTAGCGACCCTTCGAACAAACGGCAGCTGAAGGTCGACAAGTTCATGAGCGGAGAGGTCGACGTCTTCTTGGCGCCCATCCGAAGCGCTGGCGTGGGCTTGAACCTCCAGCGCGCGAGCGACATGCTTTTCCTAGAGCGGGAGTGGACTCCAGCGCTGATGGGCCAAGCAGAGAGCCGCTGCCACCGTCTTGGTCAGCGCAACAAGGTGACGGTGACGTACCTCGATGCTCGCAACACAGTGGATGAGCACATTGCCCGTGTGTTGAAAGCGAAGCAGACGTTGATCGATCAGGTTGTCGACAACAAGAAGCCGAGCCGGGAAGCGCGCCAGGACATGACCATCGAAGCGATCGACGACATCATCGGAGCGATGGCGGGACGCCGTTCGCCTTTCAGGCGGACTGCTTGAGCGCGAGAGGCAGCGAAGAGAAGAGCTGCTCGGGGTCGCTCACAAGCCCGTGGGCTTCAGCTTTGCCGCCAACGGCCACGGCCGTCAGCTGCATGTTGAGGTCGGGCTCACGAAACCCGACAGCCTTCAGTCCTCGGGGACTGAGCGTGTTCTCCAGCCAGTTCTTGAGGTTCTCTTCGCCCTCGACCTGAAGGACGACGAGGTTCCCCTCCCAGTCTTTCTTGGCTTCGGGGTAGCGCTCGAAGAACTCGAACTGTGCGTGGCAGGCTTGAGCGATCTGAAGACCGGGGCTGATGTCGTTGCGGACGAGAACGTAGAGCTTCTTCATGTCAGGTTCCTTTGGAGCGAGAGACAGGACTCGAACCTGCGACCTCTAGGGGCATTACTCCTAGTGCTCTGGCCAAACTGAGCTACTCTCGCATGGCGCAGGAGGGCGGAATCGAACACGCCACCCTTCGGGTACCACGCACTGCGGCGCGTCCCCGGTGCTCCTCCAAGGAGCTGCTCCTGCATGGTGCACGGGGAAGGGTTCGAACCTCCGCCCTTCTCAGGGGTGTGGTAGCGCCGTAGGCCTGCGACCTGCACCGGGCGCACGGACTGTTCCTGTCCGCCGCCACCGGTCAAGGTGAGCGCTCCCTCCTTCCCGAGTGCTCTACCACAGCCCGTCGGCTTCTGAGCTACCCGTGCAAAAACAGAAAGCCCATGCAGGCAGAGGCCTGTGGGCTTTCGACTCCAACGACGCCGGATGGGGTGGTCCATTGAAGAGCTGTCGAGCAGCTGACTGTCAATGTCGGTTGGAGGTCATGCAGAGATGTTTGCGCATCCCCGGCAGCACTGTCAAGCGTCTCCTTCTTCGAGACTCTTGCCCAGGTGCTGGACCTTGCCTTTTTTCTTGCCCGCTTCGTACCAGACAGGGTCCACGCTTACGTCTTGGGTCTTGATCGTCGGAAGCTCTTTGCCGAGGTGCTTGGTCAGCCACCGATCGGCTTCTTTTTTTCGGCATCTGAGGACGAGGGCGACTGATGCGGGCTCGTCGCTCAGAGCTTCTTTCCGTGCTTCTTCCAGCTGTATCTGGAGACCTCGAACGAATCCGATCCTCCAGCTGTTGATGGCGACACGTCCTTCGGCGCCGGAGGCGCGAGTGAGTCGCTCGATCTCCGAAGAGAGCCAGTTGAACATGTACCGCACCATCTCGATGTCGGTCTTGCGCCCAGCGAGAAGGATCTTCTTCTTTCCACCGACTCGGCTACGGCGCATGAACACCACGCCGTAGTGGTCACAGAGAGTCAGGGCGAGATCGTTCTTCCAGGTGGTCTTCCTCTTGTAGACCATCAGGGGCTCGTCTTCTTCGAGCGCTATGACCTCGTCGTTCTGGAACCCTGCGCTCTCTAGCTTTGCGATCTCGATGCGGTGCTTGTCGACGAGCTTGGCGAGGGCCTTGGCTGCGGCGAGCGCTTCGCCTTCGGTGGCAGCTCGCTCCTTGAGGTTCAGGAGCTTACGCGCCTTGTCGAGCACGTCCTGTGGTACGGGGTCTTTCATGTCTTCCCTTTCAAGTTACGACCGTAACATACTAGCGCACAAAAGGGGAGAGCCAGGGAAAAAGGAACACCTGATACTCCTCCCTGGCTCTCGCAATCTCGCTAGCAAAGCGGGCGCCGTGACGCCGCAGCCAAACTGCGGCGTCTGGTGTTCGTGCCTCGCTAGGAGTCTGCCCTCATCTTAGGGCGTCGTGCTGTTTTGGATCAAGCCCATGTTGTCTAGCTGAGTCAAAAGGTTTGCGAGAGCGACGTTGCCGCCCCGAGAGCCAGTGACGGTAGGTCGCGTGATGCCAGCTGCACCATAGAACCCGACAGTGTCTGTCGCCGCTCCAGCGATGATCGCGTTCTCGTTTGCGCGGAAGTTGCTCGACACCTGGGTCTGGAGCCCGGAGACGCCGATCGATACGTTGCCAGCGTTGCCGGTGAACAGGTTCACGCTGTTGCCCGTCGCAGCTGCGGTGACATCGAATGCTACGGTACCGGTCGTCTCGAAGAGGAATCCCGTCGTAGACAGCATCGTGGTGGGTCCGCCACCAGCAGTGTTACCGATGGTCAGACTTCCGGCGTTGGCCGTCCACATGTCGACGTTGGCACCTGGAGTGGCCGGAGAGACGTCGATGTCGATGGGTCCAGGCGCCCCTGCAAAGAAGAAGGACGGATCGGTATTCCCGTTGCCCCAAGTGATCGCCTCTGCCCCGTTCGTGGTGTTGACGTCGATGTAGCTGTTCGCGGCCTCACGAACGCTGAAGGCCTGGGTCTGGTTGTCGTTGATGATGATTGTGGAGCCGACAACTGCGCCACCTCCGGACGTGAGCTGAGTGCTGGCTCCTGTGTTGTCTTGGTAGAACAGCTCGGTCACCGTCGAGACGTCGAGTGTGAAGAGTTGACCACGCTGAGCTGCCGTGGGGGGAGGTCCGCTGGTGCGCTCTCGGATGTCGAGGAACGAACCATCGTTGAGGTTGTCGCCACGGAGGTACAGGCCACCGTCACCAACGATGTCGACGCTCGGAGCGCCGGTGATGTTTCCCAGCTCGATGTTGTTCGAGCCGCCTGCGTTGATGTTGATGTAGTCTCGCGACGTACCGGCTTCAGTGATCCGCCAACTGTTGTTGGCTGCACGGATCGTGAAGAGCATCGAGGGGGTGTTAGCGCCACCGTTGCCGAATGACATCGATTCGGCAGCGGTGAAGGTGTCGATTTCGATGTAGTTGTTGATGTTTTCGCGGACGAGGAACGCGTTGTTGGTGTTGTCCGCGATGTTGATGTCGGTCTCGATGGTCGAGACTCCCGAGACGGGCCCGAGCGTGATGGTGGTTCCATCGAACGTGAAGTTGGCACTCCCGTCGAAGGAGCCTGCGTTGTTGAACTGGACCTGAGTGTTGGCGCCACCAGGCGTTCCGCCACCGCCACCAGGCGTGAGCTGCCGAACGTTACCGGCGCTGTCCTGGTAGAATAGCTCGGTCGTGCCAGCGGTGTCCTTGGTGTAGAGCTTGCCGGTGTTGGCGGCAGCGCCAGGGTCGCCGACGCGCTCGGTGATCACCAACTGTGTCCCGCCAGTGATGGCGATGTCGCCCGAGCCTGCGATCTCCAGACTGGGGTTCGACAGTGCGTTGCCCAGAACCATGCTGCCTGCGGCGTCGTCGATAGCGATGTAGGTGTTCGAGGTTCCGATCGTGATGGCCGTAGCCGACGCCGGTGTAGCGGTCATCGTGATGTTGCTCACACCGTTGCCGAGTTCGAGGCTGCCAGCTGTACCTTGAACCGTGGGCACCTCAACACGCGTAGCGATCGTGACAGCAGTCCCGTCGAACGTGAAGTTGTTGTTGCCGTCGAAGGAACCAGCGTTGTTGTACTGGACGTTGGTGTTGACGCCACCAGGCGCTCCGGTTGCGGGCGGGGTGAGCTGCCGGACGTTGCCAGCGGCGTCGATGTAGAACAGCTCGGTCTGACCGGCGACGTCCTTGGTGTAGACCTGACCGACGTTGGCCGCGGGGGTTGGGTCACCCACGCGCTCGGTGAAGAGGATCTGACTTCCGCCGGTGAGAGCGACGTTGCCGCTCCCGGAGAATTCCAGGTCAGGGTTGTCGGTGGTGTTGCCGACGACGATGTCGTTGGTGTTGTCGTCGATGGTCAGGTATGGGTTGGTTCCGCTCAAGCTGAAGAGCGTTCCAGAGCCGGGGACACCTTGAAGCGTCAGATCGCTTGCACCGTTTCCGACAGCCAAAGTCGCGCCAGTCCCTTGGACGACAGGCACCGAGAGCTGTGTCGCGATGTCGACGTTGGTGCCATCGAAGGTGAAGTTGGCGTTTCCGTTGAAGCTCCCGGCGTCGTTGAACTGAACGTTGGTGTTCGCGCCACCCGGAGCGCCGCCTGTTGCGGGTGGTGTGAGTTGCCGCACGTTGCCAGCTGAGTCTCGGTAGAACAGCTCGGTGACGCCCAGAACATCCTTCGTGTAGACCTTGCCCTCGTTGGCGACGGCCGCCGGATCTGTGGCTCTTTCAACGAGGCAGAGAGAGCCCCCGTCGATGCGAATGTTATTGTTTCCGGGAACGACGACCTCGATGTTTGGACCACCGAGAGAGAGGTTTTTACCACCGGTGGTGGCGTCGAAGACGATGGCGTCGTCGGTGCCGTCGGTAAGGACGAAGGATGCGGCCTGGTTCAGCTCAGAGTCCAGGGTGGTGGACCCGGTTGTCCCGTCGAAGGTTAGGGTGGAGCCTGTGCCGCCGGTGGAACCGATCTGAATGACCCCGCCAGCGGTGTCGATATTCAGGTAGTTGTTGGCGCCTTGGACGACCTGGAACGCGTTGGGAGAGGCCGCTGCATTGAGCACCTGAGTGCCGACGTTGACCTGATCGACTTCCAAGAGGGGCGCGAGCTGCCCCACGTTGAAGGTGTTGGTGGTCGCTTCAGCTCTGATCAGGTTGTCGGTGGAGCCGGAGGCGCGGTAGTTCAGCTCGTCGCCTTCCACGAGCGTGATGTCAGCGCTGATGTCGACGCCGGAGAGCGGAATCGCAGGATCGCCGAGAAGGATTTGACCCGTAGGCACCGCTCGGATGAGAGGGTCACCGACGCCATTCTGAGCACGGAAGCCAGACCCACCGGTGAGCGTCATGTTGACGTTACCGGTGTCGGCTGAGATTTCGAGATCGAGGGCAGAGCCGGGCACTGAAGTGATTTCAGTCACTTGAACCTGGGACTCAACACGCACATCGCCGATGATGCGAAGTTTCTCGGAGCCGGCCATGGTGGTCGCACCAATGGCTACATCGTCTGTGATGTTCTGGAGCCGAGTCACGCCTGCGGCACTGAGCCAGGGGCTGGCACCGCCCATGCCGAGTGCGGCGTAGGCGCCTCCGTTGGCGGAGAACTCCAGCTGACTGGTCGTCGCGTTGTAACGCAGGCGCCCTCGATCAGCGGGTGAAACTTCGACGTCCTGCCCCGAGGGAAGCTCCAGCGCTCGCGCACCGAAACCCTTGAAGCCCCAGCTTCCTTCATCTGCCATGTCTTTTGGTTCTCCGGGTAGCTCCCAGAGAGGATACCAGGTTGGGGCTATGAGGGCGAACGGAGAGGTGCTAGGCTTTCTGGGCTATGCCTCTCCCGAACCTGACGCAAGAAGAGACGGACGAGCTGAACGCCTGGCGTACCTGGCTCCAAGAAACGGCCATCAACCAGGGCACACCCCTCAGCTCGGCCCCTGCTGAGTCGACGGACAGCCTCAAGGTGATCATTCGGAAGTTCCACTCGCTGGATTCGGAAGCTGAAGTCCCTCTTCCGGGTTGGATCGACTCGGCAGTGGGCGCGGCCCCCTGAGGTGGGCTACCGCCAGCCTTTGATACCCTCGCAGAATCCTTCATAGTTTTCGGATACGAAGTCGAATCCACTTTGGCTGAAGGCGCTTAGGGTAGAAAAGCCCCCAGCACCACTGTGACCGCCGCCACCGAAGACCTTGGTGGCCTTGCTGCAGTCGTAGGTGGGATCAACTCGCCGGACGCTGAACTTGTAGCGGAGGGTTTCCTTGTCTTGGGGCTTCGTCTGGAAGCCGATGATGGCGGTGTAACTTGAGCCGACAGCCCGGGCATGGTCGGCAACTTCGTTGATGAGTCGCCCTTCTTCGTCGTCGGCAAAGACGCCAAAGTTGCCGATGGGCAGAAGTCGCTCTTCGTAGGCCTTCTTGGCGTTTTCGAGCAGGCGCTCACTGAGGACTCGGGCGAACATCTTCTCTTCGTTGGTCAGTGCGATGGTCTTTCGGGCCATGGCGCGCTCCTGTCCGAGGAAGTGAAGGTAGCCAGCTTGATCTGAGGCTTCTTTCCAGCGAGGGCTGTCACGTACCCAGGTGTCGTAGATGCAGGCTAGCTCGGCGAAGTCGCGAAGCTCTTCCTTCCGCTCGTAGAGCGGCATGCGTTGCTCGAAGACCCTGAAGGCAAGGCCGGCGCCGCTGGTGCGTTCGCTTTCTTCGGCGAAGAGACCGTGGTCGCCGAACATCTCGACGACGTGTTTCTGGGTCTTGTGGTGGTCGAGGCAGTAGTGACCTGCGTCCGCGAAGGCCTGAGCGTTGCTTTCGTGAGGCGTGATGTCGCAGAAGATGGCGCAGCCGTCACTGGGGTCTAGCTCCCTCTGACTGGGCGCTTCGTGCTGGACGAATTCGACGCGCGCGTCAGGGTAGCAAGCGCGAAGGATGAGGGCAGATGCGATGCCGTCGGCGCAGCTTCGGTGGCTAATGATGCGAGTGATCTGATCACGTTGCGGGGCTTTGAAGGTCATCAGTTGAGGTCTTTCTTGGCTTTCTTCTGGTTCGCTTTTGCAGCTTCGAGTTCAGCCATGGTCGCGACAGTCATCCACTCTTCGCAGAACTTGGGGCTGGTGTCGCAGAGCTTTTCAAAGCGCTTCAGCTTTTCTTCGTCGTCTTTGAGGTAGTGCTTCATCTCGACGACGATGACGGCACGGATGGCGTCGAGCATGACGACGCGAGTCAGAGGGCAGCACGAGGCGGTGCTGACCATCTGGGTCAAGAACGGGGGCAAGGTCATCTCGTTGATGCTTGTGATTGCGCGGTCGAGGTACTCTTCGATGGAGAGTTCCTTGAGCAGGTCGATGCACTGTTCCTTCTCTTCGTCTTTCAATTGGCTCTCCGGTCTAGTTCGAGAATGAGTCGTAGGATCCGGTCGTAGACCAGAGGGGGGACGTTGCCTGCGAGGGTCTTCGAGACCTCAGCGCAGATGGCTCGGCTGCTCATCTCTTGAATCTTCGTGTCTTTCTTCATCCGCCGAGCGTTCTTCTTGCGCTGGCAAGGGCACTTGACGCCTCGTTTTAGGGTATTGCCCTGCACTTCTCGCTGGCTGTTGCAAGCTCCGCAGTGAACGACCCAGTAGACTTGACTCCTCGGGCCGGTCGCGGTCTCGTAGACCCTGTCATTTCCAGACCTTCGGAGGACGAGTTGCGTGTCGAACCGAAGGCCAGTAAGGTCTTTCAACTTTCGAGGCATCAGGAGTTTTTCCGATGAAGAAGTGTGCACGCTGTCAGAGCGTTATGGGCCGTACGACGAAGGGTCCCTGGTGCAAGCGCTGTGTGGTGAAGGCGCTGCTGGTGACCAGTGAAGTGGTCATCCGACCTGAACCGGTTCGAGCTTCATCGCGTCCTTGAGGATCACGTCGGCTGCGATCTGAAGGCCTTCGAGACCGTTCCCGTCGTTCTCAATGACGATGTGGAATCTTTTGTCGGGGACTTCGTCCATCGCCGTTTCGGTGATGTGACTGGCGCCGTCTCCCTTGAGGCCCGAGCCTTTGCGCTTGATGCGCACCATCATGCCTCCGATGTCCTTGATCCGATCGATCTCGTTCGAGAACCTGCAGTCCGTGATGCAGACGATGTCGCAAGGGACACGCCCGCCATGGTAGTAGACGCCTTTCTTTCGCGAGTAGCCGAGCCCAAGCCCAATCCGCCCGCTCATGATGAGCCTCTGCGCCTTCCGGACAGCGGGCCGAGCCCAGATGTTCGGGTCGATTTGACGGCCTTTGTCGCCCAGCTCCTGTAGGATCTGACGTAGCGTCTTCCCGACTGGTTCATACACCTTCTCACGCTTCTCGGACGCCCCCCACAGGTCTTCGTCGGTGAACGCTCCGGGGTAGAGTTGCTGGATGAAGACCTTCATCGGATCGGCGATGGCCATGCGAACGACAGCTTGCTCGCGGCTTTCTGCGAGCATGCGTGCCAGGGTGTCTTTCCCCGAGCCTGCCTTACCGGATAGACCAATGATCATGATGTGCTTTCTTGGTGAGCTTGATGTGGTTGATGCGGGCCAGGCCGGCTTGCTTGCAGATGACGGGGATGTGCCCGTGGACATGGCCCTTCTTCTGAAGGATGGCGAGCATGTCCAGGAGCTTCTCGTGCTCGTCCCAGTTGTGTTCTATGAGCGTGCCGGTGAAGCGGACGCCGAGGTGTGCTTCGATGAGGATCCCAAGCAGGGAAGCCATCTCTTCTTCGTGTGAGGCCGCCTGGCCCTTGACCAGCTCGGGCGAATCTGCCGTGCGGGAGAAGTCGTCAGGTGCTGGGCCCAGGCCGAAGTTGTGCACGTCTCGCCTTTCTTCGCTGCAGACGAGGTAGTGGGCGACGTCGTGGATGACATCGCTGGCAGAGCGCGATCCGGCGATCTTGCGCTGAGACCCTTCGTAGGAGAAGACCTTCTTCTTGCCATAACCGTCGTCGTAGTTGCGGCCTGGTTTCATGCCCCAGCTGATGGTGAAGCCGCTCATTTTCGCGATGATGCCGAGCTGTCGCTTGATGCCGGCTGTGCATTCCTCATTCTCTCGCTGGATGAACTGGTAGCTGTAGCGTCTTCGGAGAAGCACTGCGACACGCTCTCGCTCGGAAGAACTGAGCCCGTACTCCTGGTCCTCGTACTTTCTCAGAAGCTGTCTGTCACTCAAGGTTCTCACAGATGCTTTCTCCGTACACTTTGATGCCGTTCATGACTGAGGTTCGATCCATCCCGAACAGAAACCCGATGGCTCGCGTCGACATGTTCTTTTTCGTGTAGAGGTAGAACCACAGATGAAACCTCGCGAGCGCGACGTGCTGCAGGCGGCTTCGCCCGCACAGTTCGTCGATGGTGACATGGTTTCTCTCACAGATGGTGTGAGCCAGCTGAAGCAGGCCACGCTCTTCAAGCTTGTCGACGGTGTCGTCCCACGTCCGACCGGGCTCAAACATCAGTGAACGAGGTAGAGGTTCTCTCCAGGCCCCGCGTAGTCGTTGCTTACATGCATGACTCTTCGCTCAGGAGCGTGGTAGCGGTAGACGCGCTTGCAGAGGCAGCGATGAGTGTAACGAGAGTCACACTGGCTCTCCATCTGCCTGAACGCGAACATCGGCAGCGTTCTGCCACAATAGCAGTAGCCCTCCTCAGGAAGGTCATCGCTTCTCTCTTCTTCATTCATCGCTTGCTCTCCAGAATTCTCCGCGCGATGTGGTCGCGGAAGACGCTGATGGCGCCGAGGAGTTGGAAGATTCCATTCGACGTCTCACTGCGCCAACTGACAGACTCAGGATCGCCTGGCTTGACCCAGACGGTGACGTAGTCGAGGATGTCGCCTTTTTCTGCCATCGCGAGCATCTCTCGGAAGGCCAACACGACGCGCCCTCGCTTTTCATCCATCGGGTCTGGCATCTGGATGACGTTGTCGTGTGCGCGAGGCTTGCCGTTCGCCTCCGGATTGAGGCCCTCGATGATGTAGGGTTTGTAGGGCATGACGCGCCAGAAGGCCTCGTCACCCGCATGCTCTTTAGCCCACTTGTAGGCGTCCTCGAAGTGACTGAAGAAGCCGCCAGCGGCGGAGTCCACCCAAGTCATCTTGCCGTGCTTCACGTGCAGGTTCTGGATGCGGAAGGAAAAGGGTCCGTTGATCACTTCGCTTGTTCTTTCTTCTGAATCTTCTTCGCAGCCTTGCAGACGGGGACGGTCATGCGACGGATGGCTCGCACATCGTCGAGGAGCTTCTTCTGGTAGCGGCTGACGTCGTTGCGGCGCGCACGCCGAGCGACCTGAAGGGCAAAGAGCAGGTGTCGCTCTGCGATGGCCATCTCCGCGTCTAGCTCTTCGGCCTCGTCGACCGTAAGATCGGTTTCTAGAAAGAAGCTCTCGCGCTTCGTTGACATCTTGCTCCCCTTTTGTAACGCACGTTACACCCGCCTTGGTCCTTGGGTCAAGTGCTGAAAGGCTGCAGCCCGACCAGTGACCAACCCGTCCATGACGGCTTCATCGATCTGGTCCTCATCCCAGCCTGATTGTCTGGCTTGCGTCTTGACCCATGTGAGCCGGTGCATGATCCAGTCGTCGAGGCCATCCACCTCGTCGGCGAAGGCTACGCGGTGGCCGATGGCGTGGAGCATCCGGTAGAGTTTGGGCTTGAGGATCCAGCTTCCGTTCATGTCATGAGGTCGCTGGTGCCTCGGCTCTCAAGCTCAAGGCGTTCGTTCTCTTCTCTCAGCTCTTGAAGCTCTTTCTTCAGCCCCTGAAGCTCCTCTTTCATCTCTCGTGTAGCGGCGCTGATGAAGCCCTCGATCCAGGGGTGCTCCTTGCGGAGCTTCTCGTGTGCGATGGCTTCCAGGTAGTGCTGAGCCCTGGTCAGCTCCTTCCGAAGTTCGTCGTTGCCCTTCCGGTTCAGGCGGCCCGGGTCGTAGAGGATCTCCGCGATGGCTACGGCGTACCTGCCGGGCTCGGTGTCTTGCATCTTCTGGTAGAGATTCATCATGACGGCTCCTTCTTTGTGAGGTTGTAGATCCATCGCGCCAGGACAGCGCCCATGAAGAGGATGGCCAAGAGCTTCCCAGTGTCTCCGAACCGGCTCAAGATTGTGGCCACGACGATGACCGCGAGGGGGAGCAGGAGGAAGACTCCAAATATGAGCATCAAGACAGCCCAGATGCGATGACCCTTGTTTGGAAACTGTGGCATCTCAGTCTACGACCTCGATTTCTAGGTTGGTCTCGATCCACACCGTCGCCCCGCAGCTCAGGGGCTTGTCGGGGTTGTAGACGACGCGGAAGGCCTCGTTGCCGCTGGGAAGCTTGGCGACGAGTTGATGCCCCTTCATGACGGGCTCTCCAGACTGCTTCACCGACAAGGGAGGCCGGCTGTCGCCATGGCGCTTGTTGAAGTCGATGTTGTGACGGTTGACCTTGATCCACTTCTTCTTCCGCTGCTTGACGACGTGCTTCGGGAAGCCGCCCCGCAGAAACATCAGCTCGTAACTGGCTCGCTGAACCAGCTCTCCTCGGTCGATGCTGTCGTTGATGATCTCATCGATCAGGTGCTGGTCACGCGCCAGTTGAGCCAGCGCACGGATGATGGCACCGTCCACGTACTTGTTGCCGCTGCTCATGACGCCGGAGCCTTCTGGATGAGAGCGCCGAGTTCGGGTGAGGTGCGCAGCACCCTGTAGATCATCTCTTCGTCGACCTCGATGTGGAACACTTCGATCTTGGAGAACTCCTTGCTGGGCCCTTGCATCGAAAACCACTTGTCGAGCTTCTCGTCCCAGCCTTGCTCGTTTTCATCGATGGCGTACTCGTCCCAGGCTTCGAGAAGCTCGGGCGCGTACTCGTCCTCATAGGTGCAGTTGCGTTGTCCGAAGATGGCGTAGATTCTCATCCGAGTGACTCCTCTGCCTTGGCCTTTTCGAGCGCGGCAGCGATGGTTGTATGTTTGATCTCCCAGCCGTTGTCCTTGAAGCGGTCGATCTTCTCTTTCACCTCGTTCTCCAGCCCCCACCAGCACTGGCAGCCCCAGACGACCTCTCCGGTGTCGAGGAGGATCTTCGCGTTGGTCTGCTTCACGTCGTGAAGCGCCTGGGCAATCCAGCCGTCATCAGGCGGCGGCACTTCGTAGCCCTGAAACGTTCCGTACCCGAGCACTTGGACGGTGTCGTTGTCGTAGTCGGCGCCGAGGATGGCACCGACGCGGTCTCCCTTGTTCATGGCTCTTCCCTTTCCTTTTCAAGGTCCTTGAGCCGCTTGTGGAGGCTCCAGATGGCAATGCTGTTGGCTGCGATGGCGAGACATACCGCCAAGGCGATGCTGAGAATGATCACTTTAGGCTGAGGATGAGTCTGAAGCCGAGGTGGTGAAGTTCTCGTGCGACCTGTCTGAAGGTCAGCTCGGCGTCTGGATGAAGGAGGTGTTGGTAGTCATCCTGGGAACGATCCGCTGACTCTACGGCCTTTGCGATCAGCTCTTGGATTTCGAAGCAGAGAGACTCCTCAGCTTCGATCTCCTTCTCACGCTCATTCTGGGGCTCGATGAGCCCTTCCCTGATTTTCATCAGAAGCCTCGCTTGTCTCGCACCTGCTCGATGGCGTGATATGCCAGCTTGCACCAGCGGGCGTCGTGGAGGGCGTGATGCTTGTTGAAGCCGGGGATGCGGAACTTGACGTCGCCGCCTGCGATCCAGCAGTTCTTCTCGTGGGTAACTTTTCTGACTTCCACACCCGTCTGCATGAGGTCGTGGCACCACATGGGGAAGCCTTCCGGGAGGTCGGTCATGTTGCCGAAAAGCTGACACATGACGACCCAGTCGTAGGCGCAGTAGTAGGCCCAGAACTGGTGCTGGGCCTGTCGCTGCAGGTTGTTCAGGTCGTCAAGGCAGAACTTGCGGACGGCTTTAGCAATCTGCTTCTTCGTCCTGAGTACCTCCTCTGAGCGCTCAAGGTAGGGAAGCACCTCCGCCTTGACGAACGCGTTGGCCTTTGAGTGGTCCGCCTCGCTGTTCTCCAGGTACAGCTCACGACCATCCTCGGCGACGATGCCGATGCTGAGCAGCTCGATGGTCTTGCCATCTTCCATGAATTCGGTGTCGAAGTAGTAGTTCATTTCTTTTTCTTTCGAAGATGTTGGTTCATCTTTTCCAGTCGAGTGTTCAGCTCTTCCAGGACGCCGGACGTCTTCGCCAGCTCTCCTTTCAGTCGTCTGTGGCGCCAGTTCCAGTAGAGCGCCTGGACGCCGAGGTAGATGCCGAGGCCGGTTTGGATCCCGATGAGCGTCTCAAGGGTCATCGATGTCGTCCAGGTTGATGATGAGGTCTTTGACCAAGTGACGTTCGACCCAGGTCTGGCCTTCTTCTCCGCTCCAAATCGCTCGAATCTTGCCTTCTCTGGGCAGCAGGGGGCTCATGTCGTTCATCCCGTATCTCTTGGCGTAGTCACGAGCGACGATGATCGCCTTCTCCAGGTCGACGGTGACGAGCAACGTCTCGAAGAGGAGCTGGTTGTAGAGCTTGTCGCCCTGGGCACGGCTGCCCCTGACGGCGAGGTAGATGATCATGCCATGCGCTCCATCAGTTTGAGCATCCGCTTCTGCGTCTTGGCGAGGTCGTAGACCATCATCCGCAGCTCGGCGCTGATGGATGGCCCATCTCGGTCGCCGCTCTGGCTTGCCTTGAGGAGTAGGCTTTGGATCTGACGGTCCAGGTGGTCGAACTCGGCTTGGTAGATTCTCTTCATGGGCCAGGGGACTGGAAGACTTCTCCTTTGAGAATGTCTCCGATGTGGATGGTTTCGACAGACTTGGAGATGACTTGGCCGAGCTGCATGTAGCAGTACTTCGGGACGCTTTCCTGTCCCTTCGCAAAGCGGATGCCGAGGCCCGTGGGCTGCCACATGCCGGCCTTGCGGCTCTTATCGCTCACGTCCTTCGGCTTCTTGCGTACGAGCCCCCAGTGGCGGAGCTTGGCGTAGTCGCCACCCTTGACGGGGTAGTGGGTGGTGCTGATCCAAATCTCGTCAACGGGTCTGTCTGGCTGCCCCACGACGATGCCGTCGTAGTATTTGCACAGCCACAGCAGCCATCGGGCTGCCTTTGGACTGATGGAGCGCCGGTACGTTTTGACGAGCTGGCCACAGCAGGGACACTCGGCCCCGCCAGGCTCTTCTGCCTTCTCCTTGAGCCAGTCTTGCACATCGCGGGTGGAGAAGAAGTAGGGCGCCTTCATGACGGCAGGCTTCATGACTCTTCGCTCTTTCCGCCGTCGATGACGGCGAAGTTGGGGGCGACGGCGTGTTGAGGGTTGACCATTTCGGAGACGAAGTGTGCCGCGATGAGGGCTTTCATCTGCTCAGGGGTCGCGTGGGGAGGATGGGCGCCGACGCGGAAGGTTTCGGAGACGATGGCTTCAACGGATCCAGCGAGAATGCGTGCCCAGGAGCTTGGTGTGACTCCTTGGTCGACGTCGACCCGGTAGGCGGCGAGCGTGTCGTTGACGGCATCGACGCGGAGGAGGGGCTGGGTTTCGTCACTCATCGTCTTCTACCCTCTCTCGTACATCTTGGATGTGGGCGTCGATCTCATCGAGGTCGGACGAAATGGCGTAGCGCGCGCTCTGGAGTGTCAAGTCGTAGAGCCTGACGCGCTCGGCGCACCGAGACAGCGCCCTGGAAGCAGCCTGTAGGCTCTTGAGGGCCTCGTATTCTTGATCACTCATCTTCTTCTTTCTCTCCCTCTCCTTCCGGGACGTCAGAGTAGGTGTCGATCTTCCGCGTGCGGAGCACGACTCCAGGCTTTAGGCTCATCTCTCCTCCAAGGACACAAGGCACTTCTTCTTTTGTTTCCGGGCGCGCTCGCGCTCGCGCTCGGCGATGGCGCGGCCGAGGTGCTTCAGTTCGATGGCGTGTTCGTTGGTCTGCCAAGATATTGCAGTCTCGGTGTCCATGTAGGGCCGGTCGGCATGGATCCACGGCGGTGGCTTCCACAGCACGATGGGCGCCCCCTCTGCGCTCTGAAGGCGGTTTAGATGGTTCCCATCGATCCATGGGGTCCAGCCGCTCTCCCGCAGGTACCTGCCTCGTGCGGCGAGGAATCGGTTGTAGGCCTCGAAGTCTACGGATTCCATTTGACCATGTCCTCTTTGAGGATCTTCTTGGGGATGAAGGTCTGCAGGACTTTCTTGCCCTCGCGCCACTCCACATAGATGCCGCCTTCGTTGTGGTCGTAGTTGGTGAGAGCGAAGACGACCTGCTTCTCGTGGTTGTCGTAGATCGCATCGTGCGGCTTCAGCTTCTCGAACCATTCGTCTGGTGCGTTGCCTTCAGACTGAAGCTCTCCGAGCACCTTCTCGCTCATCTGGTGGAGGCGCTTGAATTCTTCGCACCGAAACTCTTCGGCAGGATCAGGCTTGGCCGTGGCGAGAGCCCGCCTTGCTTGGATGGCAAGTTTTTCGAGCATGTTGCGGTAGTTGATCTTCACTGGGTCTCCTTCCTGAAAGCTTCGGTCAGTCGAGTCGTCATTTGGCGCTCAGCTTCTGCGTGGACCTTGGCCATGATGTCGGGGTCATCGCTGGGGTACGAGAGCCCTATCTTCTTCGCGACGACCTTAGACTTCTGCTGGAGCATTTTGAACCAGCGTGCCCCTCTGATGCGGAACCTCATGCGAGGTACTGCTTGGGGTTTAGGTCTTCTTGGAGCATGGCTCTGAACCCGGGCCAGAGATCTCGGTAGAGACCTTCGAGCTGTCCGGGGTAGGGCTGCATGACCGTCAGCTCGTGCGCATCTTGCAGCCTCGTGTGCTCGTACCACTCCCAGAGGTAGCCTTCGTGGTGCGCTAGGATCTGCTCAGAGAGCTTCCACTCCTCCCTCGCTTGCTCCTTGGTCAGACCGCCGTCGCGGCGGTCGCGAAGGATCTCTTCACGCACGCGCTGGAAGGTCTTGTCGTAGTCGGTGCGAGAGTAGGTGTACCAGTTGGAGGGACAGAGCTTGCTCAGCAAGTAGCTCTTCTCGACCTTGAGGAGGAACTTCCGGATGTCTGCCCCCGGATGGCTCCAGTGATGGCCGTAGCTCCCGAAGCTGCTGTAGATGATGAGCGTGTTGCCATCGAGGAGGAAGATGCCGTACTCGCCCTTGTTGCTGACGTGGAACTTCTGCACGGGCTGGTGGTTGAACAGCGGGACGCGGTGGTCGGTCATGGCCTCTCTCGGATCTGACTCTCGACCCAGCTCCGCACGCGCTTCCAGCGCCGCTTTCGGACCTCGGCCGTGTCCTTGGTGTAGGGTCCGAAGTCGTCGTCGTTCTCGAAAACGATCTCTCGGATCAGAGAGGTCGCGACGTCGAAATCCTCCGCGATGCGCTCAGCGTCGGTCTCATCGTCGAAGCGCATCTCCTTCAGGTCGCGCCCCTCATGCGCAGCGAGCGCCCCTAGGGCGCAGTAGGCCCCTGAGGGGGCCTGCATCTCCATCTCGATCAGTTCTTTGACGGGCATCGCGTCGAGGGCGTCACGAAGGTTGCGGAGCAGGCGCTGGCCGCGCTTGCCACGGATAGCTGACTTGACGGCTCCTCGGTAGCGGATGTTGGCCCACATCTCTTCAGGGCCACCGCAGCCAAAGTCGTCGGAGTATCCAGAACGTGTCATTGTGTCTTCCTTGCTTCCGGCTCGAAGAAGCCGTCGGGGTCATGAGCCTCGATCCAACTTCTGAACGACGTGAGAAGCTCTTCTGCAGTGTCTAGCGGCAACCAGAACTGGTCGAAGAGTTCAATTTCTCGAAGGGCAAACATCTCCCATCGAGGCTGAAGTAGATTCGCTCCCGCTGCAGCAGGAGTCCTCCACACCTGCTTTGCGCAACCGAGGAACACGTCGTTCCAAGGCTGGATGACGATGGCTCTGATACCGCGGCCGGCTCCGGCGACGATCTTCGTCCCAACTTTGACGTTGGTCCACCATTTAGGGATGGGGGGCTGGTTTTTTGGGTCGATGAGCGGCATCAGAGCCTCCTCTGAGCGAACGCGTGTTGCTCTTCAACAGAAGCGGTTCGACCTCCGTAGAGATCGAACAGATGCTTGTTCTTCTCGTCTAGGTCCCCCGGCCCCACCAAGGGGTGGCGGAAAGTCTTCGGCTCGAACGCCTTGGCACCCATGCCAAAGAAGCCATCAGAAGGACCCACGGTGCCGGGCTTCATGAGTTTGCCGTTGCGGTCTTTGTGCCCCCTTTGTGTGATGCAGACGTAGCCTCGATTGGTCGAGGGGTAGACGAGGATGTGTCCGTGGTTCCAGATTTTTACGAGCCCGAGGGCTCCTTTGAGATCGGTGACTTTGCTCATGAGTTCTCCAAGAAGGACGCAGCCCATTTGAGGTGAGGAGCAGCCTTGGCCGTGTCGAGCGCCAGCTGGCATGCTTGCTCGAAGGACTTGGCCTGCGTGCTGAACAGAGTCGCATAGCAATAGCGCGAACTCCTCATGGTTAGCCTCTCAGCGCTCTCGCCGTAGCATCTGACATCGATGACGACAGGAGGCTCCAAAGAGAGGTTGAGAGTCGCGACGACGTATGCTGTTGAAAAATCCTTTTCTCGCAACTTTTTCATGAGTTCTTCTTCGGCTTGATGCGCTGGCTCAGGCACTCGATCGCGCGGTCATAGAGGTTGATGACATCACGTTTCTTCGTGTCTCGGTGGTCGTTGAAGTGAGCTATGCCTGGCACCTTCAAGGCTCGGCCGAGCGCCATTCTTGCAGCTTGCTGCAGCTGGTAATCATCCGTTGTCGCGTAGATAGCGCCCATGGCGCAGTATCTCGTTCCGACCTTGTCGCTACGGATTGCTTTTCGGTTGGTGCACTTGTGCTTTGTCCATCCACGCTTGATGAGGGCACGAGCCCACATGAGGGTGTGGAGTACGTCTTCTGGGGTCGGCTTGTCGATTTTCATTCTCAGTCTCCGTACGGGGCGCATTCCCACTTGGTCTGGTGGTAAATGGCGTTGCCTAGGTGCATCACGGCCGCTCCCAGGTATTGGAGCGCCCAAGAGGCATCCTCAAGCGCGGAGCTATGCTTGTCGTTCTCGGCGCTGTCGATGGCGGATGTCAGGTTGGAATGTGCCCTTCGAAGGCACTTCTCGGCTTCGACCCTCGCCTGGTGAGCCTTGCGTGCGTCTTCACTCACGCTTTCTCTCCTGAAGGACTTCGCAGACGAAGCGCACGGCAGCGCGCCCGATATCTTGGTAAACCTTCCTGCCATCACGCGTTCGCACGTGACTGCTGACAGCGTCGCTTTTCAGCTCTGCGACTTTTCCTCTTGGCGGACGAAGATCGAAGAAGTGGATGCGAACGGAGGTGTGCTCTCCTCCGAGCTTCATGATGGTTTTCAGAGCCCGCAGCAGCTTGGTTGGTTCGTCGACTTGCAAGTGCTCGATGCGCGACAGGTCTTCTCTGTAGAAGAACTCGATGTCGCCCTTCTCTTCCCAGAGGATTCCGATGCTCTCTCCGTTCCAGGGATGGACGACGTGGCCACAGTCGACAGGATCAAACTGTTCAGCGGTCAGCCACCATCCTTCTTGCTCTTCTTGATTCAATTGAGGTCCCCTTTCTTGAGCGCATCTGGCAGGATTCGAACCTGCGTGGGTCGGCTTAGAAGGCCGCTGCTCATCCTCTGAGCGACAGATGCAAAGCTGGGCCCGCGCTAGCTAAACGCAGCGCCCAGGGTTCCAATTACTGGGCCCACCTGGAGAGAGCTGGAACCAAGGCTCTCAGGTAGTTATGCTCTCGCCCTCACGTCGCCCTCGTCTGCCACTACCCGGAGAAGCAGACAGGACCGCGATTCAGCTCGCCTCCGAAGAGGGTCAAAGCTTCCGTCGCGTGAGCCGGGACTCATCAGTGAGGGTGCATACCCTCAGACGCTCTGCAGCAGAGCGTTTCGTCCTTGCGGCATTTTAGACGTAACCATGGTTACGTGAACAAGTCAATACTCTTTGATGTGAGGCCCGTACTCTTCAAGCTCCTGCTTGAGTACCTTGGCGCAGGCGACGAGGGCGCACAGCTCCCTGAGCGCCTTGCCGTAGTACTTCGGGGAGCCGTTGACGTAGCCATAGAGCGTGGGAGCCATCGTCTTCAGCTCTTCGAGCGTGAGTTCGTACTCAGCGGCGATGGTGGAGACTTTTTCGAGCACACCTGCTCGATAGATGTCGTCGTACCACTCGGGGGTCGCGTTGGTGTCTGCAATGTCCTTCATTTCAGTTCTCTATACTGGCCTTGACGAGCGCCCTGAGGAGCCGCTCGCAGAGGTCGTTTTCTTCAACGAGCTTCTTGCAGGACTCGATCTCTTTCTCGTCACCCGCGCGCTCGGCTTGCTTCAGCCATCTGCGAGCATCATTGCCCATGTCGTGCATGTAGTCGGCAAGTGACTCGCAGTGGTCTGGGCATCGAAGGCACTCGTTGATGCTTTCCCGGAGCTTCTTGTTCATTCTTTCCTCAGGTCGCAGCTGACCGCTTTGACGCAGGCGATGTCCTCGGGAGGCTCGGCCGCGTGGCTGACGTGCTCCTTGGCGCAGGGCATGTAGAGCACCCAGGTGTGGCAGTACCGGGGGTCTGTCTTCCCACGTCGCACGCTCTGAAATCGGCAGTGGGTCTTGTAGGTCTTGAGCCGCTTTCTTGGCTTCGACTTGCGGGGCTCGGGCCTGTTCCAGCCACTGTGAGCGTCCAGGAGCGCTGTCAGGGCGTCAGACATCGAGCTGTTCTAGCGCCGCCCGTCCCTTTTCGGTGAGAAAGTAAACCTTGCGGGGTACGCCTCGGGACTCAGGGGCGTAGAAGGGGGGCTTGTGGTCGATGAGGCCGCGCTTGAGCAGGCGTCGAAGCGGCGGGTAGACCTCGTTTTTGTCCATGTCGATGATGTCAGCGATGAGCATCCCGTGGGCTTCGCCCTTCTCTCGTATGGCCGATAGGATCTCCGCCTGAAGGCTGCCGATGTAGCCTTTCTGACCGGGTCCAGGGATCATCGCCTCGCCGCCTCTCGCCGTGCTCGCATGCGGAGCGAAGGGAAACGGTTGTACAGCTCGCCAACGGAGCGAACCAAGGATGCATCATCTGTCGTGCCCTCCTCGTACTTGACGAGGAGATCCAAAACGGCCTTCTCGTAATCATCGACCGTCGGGGTAGGCCGCGGCGCTGGCATGGCGGGAAGCTCGGCCCAGGCGTAGAAGTCTTCTGGGTCCTGAGGTTCACAGCCTTCGAGCGCAAAGCCCCAGGTGCCATCGTCCATGTCGACTCGACGTCCGAGCATCATCTCTTCGAAGACACGTTTGGGCTCCTCGCCTTTTTGACAAAGGGCACTGGCTTCGAGGAGCACGAGCGCCTTGTCTGGGGGCGGAGCGGCGTCTTCGGTGTGGTGGAACTGGAGTGTGACCTTCATGATGGTTTCTTTTGGATTCAAGTAGTCGTCCGGGATGAAGTCGAAGGCGTCGAAGGGGCGGCGCTTCATCGGTCGTTCTCGTGGATGAGCGCTCGGAGTACGCACAGGGTTTGCTTGGCTGTGGCAGCTCCGGCGGTAGCGATCTGACGCTCGGCGTCGGGGGTCTTGTGGTAGTGGGCCAGGGTCTCTTCGGCTTTCATGACGCGTTCCCACTTGCGGATGAGTTCTTCATGGTGCCAGTACACGTCTGTGATGGCGTCAGTGACCTCTTGGTTCGCAGCCACGTAGTAGCTGTCGTCGTCAGGGGAGTTTTTACTCATAGGTGTCCTTCTTCGCTGCAACGCATGCCGACGAGGATGCCGGAGAAGACGTAGAAGATGCCTGCGAGGGCATCCTCGGGCTCTCGTCCCGACTGCATGGCCATGGCTCCGACGAGGAGCATGATGGCGATGGCTTCGACGGGGGTGAAGAGTTTGCTCATGGGATGAGGAACGATGCGGCCTCGTCGGCCTTGTTGAAGTGCTTGTTCGAAAGATGGTCTTTGGACCATCCGGAGTAGGCGTGTTCCTTGGTGACGTCGGGCCCGACGCTGCCCTCGGGAAGCGTGAGGCGTCCGCCTTCGAGGATCACCCGCTGGACGGCGCGCCGCTTGTTGTCGTCGACCATGGGCTCGCATCCGAGTTCCAGCTCGTTCACATCGAAGCGCATGGGCCCGCGTTCGCTGAAGCAAAGGCCCCAGACCCGAAGGTAGGAGCCGTTCCACGGCTCGATGACGAACACCTCGGATCCTCCCCACAAGAGCATCTCGCCCTTGCTCAAGTTCTCGTACCAGGGCCTCATCGGTGCTTCTCGATGTCAGAGAGGATCCCTTCGACCCTGCCCTTGAAGACAGAAAGGGACCCAAGCATGACGTTGTGGCCATCCCTCAGTCGGAGCCAGAGGACGTCTTTCTGGTAGTCGTACTGGACGTCGTGCTGACCGTAAGGGATGGTGAGTTTCTTTTCGAACGTGGGTTCAAGCTTCTTCATTTTCATTGTTTTTCCTCAGATCTCCAGGCGATCCATCTGACGACGACCCAGCACTCGCCTTCGATGATGACCGTCTGAAAGCCGGCGTCGAGGTCCAGGGCCCAAGGCTGGCAACCGGAGACTTGCTTTGGTGGGGATGCAACTTCTGGATCTGAGTTTGTTTCTTGCGTACGGTGCCTGGTGAAGCAGACTCGTCCGAGTTCGAGCGGCTGGCTCACAGCACCGCTCCCTTCGCGCTTCCGAGGTCAGCCTGGCTAAGACCGCCCTCTTTGATGGCCGTGTAGGCCGCGGCGCGGGCGCGGATGGGTGCGTCTGCCTCAATGCGACAGTCGACCTCGATGCCGATGGTCCAGAGCCGCGCGTCACTGTCTTCGATGCTGTCGATGGCGTGCTCGATTTCTTCGCCCCACTTCTCGACCCCGTCGGTGATGAGAATGACGTCTCCTCCTGGATGGCCAGCCTCACGGAGCCGGCAGACAAGCTTGCCTGCTCGGGAAAGCGCCTTTGCGCAGTCGTTACCTCCGCCGTAGAAGTGCCGGATGGCGTAGGCGAGCTTGTCTTTGTCGGGCTTGGGCATCTCCGTGCTGCTGACGGTGGTCGACCAGTGGACCCAGATGACGGGCCGATCGTCCTCCCAGGCCAGACGGGTGAGCGCCACAGCGGCAGCCTTGGCCCAGACGCCGCGCTTGAAGCCGCTTCCGCCCATCGAGCCCGACTCGTCGATGGCGATGATCAGCGGTCCGCGCTTGGCGGCTGCTTCTCCGCGCAGCTTGTACTGCAGGGCGCGCTGCTCGTTGATGCGGTTGAGGAGCATCAGCTCGGTGGGTTGCCCGAGGTGCATCAGTTCGCTGGTGAGCAGACGGGAGGGGTCACCGCCCAGCTCGACGTCGTAGACCTCCTCGGGTACAGAAGAGACCTTCTTTGCCTTCTCTCCACGCAGCGCGACGACCAGCCGGCCGGCGAGCCGGGCGATGTCGTAGACCTTGGCGGGTCGCAGTTTCTGGGGCAGCTCGGCACGGAAACTGTGGTCCCAGCTGTCGGACTGGTCGAAGCCGAGGCCGAATTCGAGAGACTCACGCCGCTCTGCTTCTTCCTGGAAGCGTCTCCAAGCTTCGCGGCAGGTCTCTCGCATGTGGAAGGGGCTTCGGTGACCTTGGGAGAACATGTTGGTCTTCGCTTCGTTGTGCCGCTTGACGGCGCAGTCCAGGGCCGGGCCACCTCTCGCGAGCAGGGAAGCGTACTGCTGAGGCATCGTGTCCATGAACGCTTCGGCCCAAGAGCCGGGATCTGGACTGAAGGCGCCAGTGGCAGCCTTCCAGGCAGAGGATGTTTCGATGCTCATGACTTCTCCTGAGGGACGGGGACACGGCTGAGGACGGACTGAAGGCGCTCGACGTAGCGGCCGAGGGTGTTGTGGATGCTCTTGGCGAAGCACCTGGAGGCATACTCGACGGCATCGTCGATGCTGGGAGGCGCGGACTCGTCCATGCGGACGCGGACATTGATGTCGTAGCGATCGAGCTTGAGCATGCGGATGCCCTCATCGGCGGCGAGACCGGCGAGGGTCTCAGCGGCGGGGATGATCCGGATGAGAAGGTCCGTGTAGTTCTTGCTGCTGTAGGTCTCCACGACGTGCAGGGCCCAGCCTTGCGCGATGAGCGCCTTGGCCGTGGGTCCATGCTTGTAGCTGGGGACTTGGTGGGTGTAGGTCATGACCTCAGAACTCCACCCCAGACTGCATGAGCTTGATGAGTTCCTTGTGCGCTTCGGCGACCTCAGCGCCGCGGCGCTTGATCTTGTCGACGTTTTTGCGCGAGAGCCGGCCGGAGGTGACCGCTTCGCGGGCCTGCTCGGCGGCAGCCTTGATGCCTGCGAGGATCTGCGGGATGGCCTCGTAGAGGGCCGCGTTCTCGGTGGGGCGGCTGTGGAAGGCGCGCAGGGCGTTGTCCATGGCGTCGATGAGCGCCTTGGTCTCACCCTGGTCCATGGCTGCGATGGCGTCCTCGACCTTCTCCCGCTGCTCGGGGGTGTCCCAGAGCACGAAGCGAAGGGCCTCGATGTGGCTGACGTCGGCCTCGTCGTCCCCATCGAGCCAGGCAGCGGCCTTGATGGCGCGCAGGGCTTGAACGAAGCGCCGGTCGGAGCTGGTAAGGCCGTGCTCGTGAAAGAGCTTGTGCTCCAAGCTCTGGATGGCGTCGATGACGGCCTCGGGGATGGTGACCTCGTCGGCCTCGGCGGCGATCTGATCCCACTCGTCGGTAGTGAGCTGAACGGGCGGCTCGAAGGCCTGCGCCCGCTTGTCCTGGCCAGCCTTGCGCATGAGCAGCCGCTTGCGGTTTTCGGGCCGCAGGAAGCTCACCTGGCAGCGGAACAGGAACCGGTCGTACAGCGCCGCGAGGCTCTTGTCCTCGGGGAATTCGTTGGAGGCCGCCGCGCACATGCGCAGGGGCACCTCGATGGTCCCTCGCTCCTGGTCCATGAACAGCCGCTCGTTGAGCAGGCTGAGTAGGGAGTTGAGGCACGCGCCGTTCGCTTTGAAGATCTCATCCAGGAACACCGCCTCCGCCGTAGCCGGGCCGCGCTCGATGACCGTGCGCACCCGGCCGTGCTCCTGGAAGTGCTTCAGGTCCATCCCGCCGATTAACTCGGTCGGGGTCATGAACTTGTGGATGAGCCGCCGCACGTAGCGGTTGTCGGCCTCCATGCACGAGAAGAGCGCATCGACGAAGTAGCTCTTGCCCGTGCCGGGCGGCCCCTCGAAGACGACGTGCTCCTGCGTCACGAACGCGAGCATGAGCGCTTCGATCGCGTCCTCGCGCTCCAGCATGGCGCCCTCAAGGGCGCGGCGGATGGACACGACCTTGTCGTGCAGTGGGTTGGTCTTGGGCTGTTCTTCCACAGCCTTGAGCTTGGCAGTCATGTGTTGTTCCCCTTTCGATGTCTGTTGTAACGCCTGTTACGAGTCTGAGTCAACTCTCTTGCCTTCCTGGATGAGCTTGACGTCCCCCAGCCGAGGGAAGAACCGAGGCTCATACATCCTCGTCCTCGATCGGAACCCAGCGCTCGAAGCCAACGCGAGCGGTGTACTCCCCGCTCTTCTTGTCGTAGGTTCTGCGATGGAAGTTCTTGAGGTCTTCCTTCCGGCCCTTCCAGCCATCGACTTCAAAGGTGTGAAGGTTCTCCTCGGTCACACCTTTCTCTTCCTTGTGCTCGCGCTTGAGCCCGAGCTTGGACACGCGCCAGGTGGCCTGGCATCGGATATAGCCGTGGCCGGTCAGCGCCCGCATGAGGTCCTCGTGGCTGATTTGGATCTCCAAAGCCTCCGTCAGAGAAGCGTCGTCTGAGACGGAGATGGTCATTCCAGGGTTACTCTCGCCTCCCCCCTGCGGTGCTGAGATGGTCAGGCGCGCTCCAGCGCGCAGTTCTTTGCCTACGATGAATGGCATCAGTTTTCTCCTTCGTGGTGTGCGTTGAGGTAGGCCTCCGCGGCCTCCAGCGTCTTCTTGACGTCGTTGTCTGCGGACGCAGGAATGAGCAGCTCCCAGCCGTGGGCGTAGGCGACGACCACGAAGATCTTACCCTTCGCCTCGTAGCAGCTGACCTCCCGGTCCGTCTTCAGCTCGCGCCAGAGCACCCGAGCGTTCTGGGATTCGATCCAGTCGTTCAGGGCCTGGCACCAGGGCGCGTCGCTGAGGCTCTTGTAGCTCACTTTGAGTCCTCCCACGACGGGCGCCGAGATCCAGCGCGGAAGACCTCTCCCATCCAGGAGATCATCGTTTCCACCGCCCTCACGGCGCCGTCCGACTCCCAGCTCCGACCGTTCTCCGCGATGTCGCGCAACGCGTAGACGGCGCCCTCATCCACGTCGAAGGCGCCCTTTTCGATCTCCGCGCGCCAGCCGTAGCTCACGTTCATGCCGCGACGGCGGCCGTAACTGAGTCGGATCTTCGCGTCGGTGAGTCTCACTGAGTGATCCTCCGCCAGCTTGTTGATGGCCTCCGCTGCATGTTGCACCATGCCGTAGATGAAGCCTTCCGCCGCGTTCTCCGCCGCGAGCAGCGCGATCTTTCCTGCCTTGTCGTCGTTCATGTCTGTCCCCTTTCGACCCACGCTCATGCGCGGGGGATGAAGTCGATCTCTCGCTGAACCATCAGCTCGCCCAGCTCATCCTGGAAGATGCCGCTCGGAAGCCGCTCGAAGAACCCGGCCTCGACCAGGTTCTCGCCGAACACCATCGCGTCCGCGAGCGCTTCCTTGTCCTGAGGCATCAGCGTGTTCCAATACGCCCGCGCCTTCTCGCGCTCGCGCTGTGACTGCTGCACCGTGCTTGCCTTCCTTCTGATCATCTTTGGTTCTCCTCTGTTGGGCTCACGCGCCCTCGCAGGGGCCCGAGAAGATAGCTCCTCAGGCCCTAGCGAGGAAGGGTCAGCTCAAAGCTCGCCTCTCAGGTAGTCGCGGTGCCGCTTGGCGCCGTTGTAAGCGGTCTGCAGCCCGCGGCGAACCCAGGCGATGCGGTGCGAGCGCCCGGCCTCCGCGAGGTTTCGGATCAGCTCCTGCGTGCACTGGACGTGCTGATCGAGCCGGGTGTTCGGACCCAGGATCTTCGCCGCCTCGTCGATGAGCCGAAAGACGTCGGTGTGGTCGAGGTCCTTGGCCTCGGCATCTTCCTTGAGCATGCCCATGAAGGCGCCCAGCTCATGGAGAAACTGCTCGTGGGATGCCGCACAGGCTTCGAGCGCCTGGCGGTCGTGGTCCTCGTTGTTGATCTGATGTCGTTCCATGTCGTCCTCCTGTCGATGCCTGATGCACCGTGGCCACGCCCCGTCCCGGAGGACGGAGAGTGGACACGGCGCCCCAAGGGGCGCGGCGGCGGCCTGAGGGCCGCTCAAGTCTGCACGCTCAACTCAGCTCAGCTCGCGCGCTCAGCGATCGGCACCTCCGGCCAGCAGCCAGGGTGACCGTGGTTCAGCACGTCCTCTGCCTCCCAGTACTCCTCGCCGCAGCGCGACCAGAAGACCAGGAGACAGTCGCCTTCACGCTCGACGACGGTGCCCTCGTCGTACTCGTCCGAGTAGGGCTCGCCGACGTGCACCTTGCTGCCCACAGAGATGGGAGAGCCGTTCATGCTGCATCCTCCTCGTCCTCGTCCTCGTCCTCGTCCTCGTCCTCGTCATCTTCGTCGAGGTCGTCGTCCTCGTCGTCCTCGTCGAGGTCGGGGTCGGCGTCTGGCTCCTCGGGGAACAGCTCGTCGAGGTCGTCTACCTCGTCCAGCTGGTACTCGAACACCTCCGCGGTCTCACGGAGCTTGTCGATCCACTCCTGGTAGACCTCGCCCTCGTAGGACTCTTGGAAGCCCTCGGAGCGCTCATCGAAGTAGTTCTCGGCCAAGTCGGCCTGCTCGTTCGCGAGGTCGCACAGCTCGTCCATGTAGCCGTTCGCCTCGGCGATGGCCTCTTCGAGCTTGCCGTGGAGCTTTCGGATCTTCTTCATCGTCTTCGCGTTGATCTTCTTCATGCTTGTCTCCTTGGGTGCTCGTGCACCTCGGGCCGCACGAACGTTCAATTGGATTGAACTTTCGTGCGCCCCGAGGGGCGCCAGCAAGGCGCTTCCCTCTCAGGCTTCTTTGACGACCGCCCGCTCTAGCTCCTGGTGAGCCCGCGCGATGACCATCTCCGTGTACCGCATACGACCGACCAGATGGCTGAGGATCACACAAAGGATGCCATCAAGGTCTTCGATCGCGTCTTGTGCGTGTACCTCTTCTCCCCCCACAGGATGCTTTACTCGCGCACCCATCCTCCCGTTAACCATCGGGTAGCGACCTTCGGCGCGGTCTCGCCCCTCCTCGATGCCCATCGCGTAGGCGTGCCGCACGATGGCGGTCGCGACGCGCGTCGCGTCGAAGTCGGGGTGGTTGTAGTCGAGCGGGGTCTCGCCCCCGTCGTAGTAGCTCTCGATGAGCTTTCCCTGAAGGTTTGCCGGTAGCTGTCTCATGACGGGTTGACCTCCACGCACACGAAGGGGAGGCAAACATCGTTGATGTTGCCGTTGTGGTTCTTGGTGTTGTACACGAAGCGGTCGCTCATGCGATCCATCTCATCGACACCGAAAACGATGTTCTGCACCCTGGCGTGAACCATCGGCCGAACGTCGATGCTCATGCCATCTTTGCTGACGGGCACCGCGATGATCTCAGCCACCACGTCGCCCTGCTCGTTTCGGATCTCGACGGTCTGATCGCCGTGCTCGTCCGTCTTGATGTTGAACGTGTTCATGTTGTCCTCCTTTCGAAGCCTGACCCATGCCAGGCACCGAAAGGAAGACAGCATCCCTGCTGTCTTATCGCCTCACGAGAGCAAGTCTCGCGCCCGCTCCGTGAAGCTCTCCCACGCCGCTTCCGGGGTCACGAAGTACTTGCCGTACAGCCACTCATAATCCCCCTCGCAGTGGATGGCTGTACACCACTCGCTGGCGATCTGGATCAGGACGACACGACTCTTTCGCATGCCTTCCCTCTTCTCCCAGCGCGTAGCCGCCAACACGTCGCCGCCGAAGCGGCCATGCTTGATGTTGCCGTTCAGATTCATGCCACGTCCCCTTTCGCTTTCTCGTACTCATCGTCGATGAGTGCACCGATGTCCGGACCATAGCCGAACGCTCGCGTCAGCTGGTTGTAGGCCTGGCTTTTGCTGCGCCCACGTCGCAGGCAGCAGCGGATATGAAACCTGGCGGCTTTCTCCGTGTTCTTGTTCATGCCACGTACCTCTCTGTCAGGGGGCGCATCGCCGCATCGTAGTCGCCGCGTCGGATCGCCTGGTTGATGTTGCGGCGCTCGCGCCGCCGAGCCGGCCGCTTGAGCTTTCGAAGATCGGAGCCGAACCCGTATTGGTTCGCGAAGCGCCGTGCACGCCTGGTGGTCGTCATACCTGTACCTCGCCGTAGCTGAATACGTGCCGAGGGTTCGACACCTGATACAAGGTCGAACGCGAGCCCGCTTCGGTCGCGAGCTTGACGTCGAGCGCCTTTACCTCACGGCCTGGACCCTCGATGAGCCGGCACACCGGAAGATCGCCCTCCAGGTCGTAACCCAGCTGGCAGTCACGGCTGTAGCCGTGGATCGTTGCCTTGCCATCCTTCGTGACCGTGAATGCCACGGTCCAGACGGAATCGAGCAAGCGTTTTGTCGCATACTTCATGTTGTTGTCCTCCTCTCTAGGCACATGTCGTGCATGTGCCCAGAGACGAGGGCAGCAAGCTGCCCTGACATCTCAATCGAACAAGTCGTCGAGAAGAACGTCGTCCAAGTGACGCACCTTCAGCCGGACCGCATACTTTGCGTTTTCGTGGTCCAGCTTCCACATGCGCTCGCAGTGGTCGACGGAGACAATTCCCGTGCCGCTCCTGTTGGCTTGGTCGTGGTAGCCTTCGATCAGCTCCGGCTGCTCGCCCCGCGAGATGGCCGCTTGGAACTCGCCCTCGCAGTCGAAGCCATAGGCCTCGTGCACCTCGTCTTCCGGGATCGTCGGCAGGAGATCGTAAACGATCTCCAGAGCCTTCTCGTAGGACTGCGCCCGAACGATGGCAGAGACGCCACCGTAGGGGTTGTCGCTCCAGGCCCAGAGCGGGCCCATGCCGTCGTCCTCAGTGAGGATCGGGCTTCCGAGGGGCGTCGTTGCCGACACGAGAATCGTGTCTTGTTTCAGCTCGATAGTTTTCATGGTTGTTGTCCTCCTTTCAGCCCGCATGTCTGGCATGCGAGCTGAAAGCAGGGCAGCAAGCTGCCCGAACGGCTCAGCGAGCCGCGTCGCGGTTAGGCCCCGCGGGAACCACGCGTCCGAGCACGACCGTCAGGCCCTGCCGCGCCGCGTCCGCCTTGGCCCTCGCCTTGGCGTTCTTCCCGCTGTAGAGCAGCGGCCCGTCGCCCATGCGGATCGGGGTGTCGCCAAAGACGAACCCCCAAGCCACGTTCGCTGGGTAGTAGCAGAGCCGCATCATGACAGCCCCCACGCTTTGCGGGCGGCAGCCATGGCATAGCTCTTACGGTCGCCAGGCGTTCGGCCATAACCGACGAATTCGCCGTGGCGCTCCCCGTCCGCTTCGCAGACGAAGAACCGCGTGACGGTCGCACCGCCGTGCAAGCGACGCTGACTCGCCGTAGCGCGCCATCGCTCGATGCTCTTAGTAAGTAGCTTGGTCATCTGTATGTCCTCTCACCGGCTGTACCATCGCGGCACCCCGTTGTGCCTCGACCCTGCCGGTCACCCCCTGCCCCACCGCTGACCCCCGTTTTACTTGTTGTGTGGTGCGTGACGATATTTCAGTAACCGTAACGTACCATGTTATACGTGACGCTAATTACTATTAGCGTCACGCTTCACAGGCCAGGGGCATCGGGGTGCAGCGGTGGGGCAGGGGGTGGAACGACGGCCCGGGGCGCTGCAGAGCGCAACGGGGGTCAGCGTTGCCCTAGTGGGCGACAGGAGGACAGATATGCAAACTCACGACCTAGAGGTTTGCGTGGACTGTGTGCACACGATTGCGCACGGCTACGTGGATGACATCACCGACGAGCGCGAGCGCGAGGTAGCCGAGGGGCTGGATGCGCTCTCGCAGGAAGGATGGCTCTGCAACGGCGACGCGGAGCGCGACGAGGAGTTCTCGTGGCGCTCGTGCGACTGCTGCGGGACCACCGACGGCGGGTCGCGGCACCACGTGGTGCTGATGGTCGCCGACGAGGACGCGGCCTGACCGCGACGCGAGAGTAGCGTTTGCTGCTCTCCTGCGGGGCTCCGTGCGCAACGGGGCTCCGCAGGAGGACAACAATCATGAACAATCTCACTGACGCAGACAAGCTCTGCAAAAAGCTTGGGATCCGCACGCAGTCCGTCATGGGCTGCGTGGACGTCACCCCGAGCGACATGCCGGCTGGGTCTACGAGCTGGACGGTCACGCTGAGCTGGCCCGGACCGGGCCCTCACTTCAGCAAGCCTGCCATGCGGACGCTGACCACCAGCTTCCACATGGGTCCGGCGTTTCAGCACGAACCCAAAGCGGCGGACGTGCTTCACAGCCTGATGTCCGACGCGGACGCGGCTCGCTACTGCGAGTCTTTCGAGGACTTCTGTGCGGAGTTTGGGTACGACACGGACTCGCGACGCGCAGAGCGCATCTACGAGGCGTGCGTCGCGACCGTGGACAAGGTCGACGAATTCCTCGCGGGCCTCGACGAGGATGCGATGACGGTGCTGCGCGAGCAGTGAGCCGTCTGGGCAGCTTTGCTGCTCTCCCCTCTGCGTGCATGTGACGCATGCGCGCAGAGTGGAGGACAACAACATGCAATTGATCAACATTCGCGCCAAGCGCGACGTGATCCGAAAGCGGACGCCTCGGTCTGAGGTGATCTGGCGCGGACCGTCGCGGCTCAACGGCGAGCCGATCGTCGCGGTCCTGACGGGTCTCGACGCCGACAGCAAGAATACTAAGACGGGCCACATGGTCCAGCTGTGGATCCTTCCTGCCGACGTCGCGCCGCATGAGGCGATCAAAACGGGCGAGGACGCTGCGATCTGCGGCGACTGTCCTCGGCGCCCTTCGGTGGCCCGGGAGAACGGTCTCACCATGTGCTACGTCGCCAAGCGCGCCTTTCAGGCGCCACGTAGCGTGTGGGCGTCGACCTACAGCCGCGGGACCAACAAGGTTCGGGCGCTGTCGCGTCTGCGCGGTAAGGCGCTTCGCTTTGGGGCGTACGGTGACCCGGCTGCGCTGCCAGTGGAGCTGGTAGCGGAGCTGGCCGACGCGGCGGGTTCTTGGACCGGCTACACTCACTCGTGGCGTTCGCGCCCGGAGCTTGCGGCATGGCTCATGGCCAGCTGCGACAGTCCGGCGGATGCGACCGAGGCGCGGGCCGCGGGCTGGCGCTACTTCCGGGCTGACGAGGACCGCGATGCGGCTCCGGCCAAGGGTGAGGTGTCTTGTCCGGCGGTCTCGGGTCGCGCTACGTGCGCCACCTGCGGGCTCTGCCGCGGCAACGCGTCGGGGGCCAAGTCGGTTTGGATTGCGGCTCACTGAGCCGCGGGGCAGCTTGCTGCCCTCGTCTCTGGGCACATGCACGACATGTGCCTAGAGAGGAGGACAACAACATGAACACCGAAACGGAAGTCCGACCAGAGGTCGGCATGGGCGCGACGCTGTACTGCTACAGCGATCGCCAGGCATTCACTGTCATCGAGGTGAAGGAGAACGGGCGCAAGCTCGTGCTCCAGCGCGACCGCGCCATCCTGCTGAACGGACATGGCTCGGGAGAGCCCGATGCGCTGCAGTTCAGTCCGGGAGGTTTCGCGGGCCACACCAGTGGCACGCAGCGGTACCGCTACGAACGCAACCCGGACGGTGAGCGTCTGGTCGTCACGCGCCGCAAGCGGCCGAACGCCGAGGGCTACATCTACAAGCACGTAGGCACGCCGACCAAGCAACGCGGGGGAACCGTGGTGCTCGGCAAGCGCAGCGAGTACTACGACTTCAATTTCTAGGAGGAGACCATGGACTGGCACTGGGATGAAAACGACATGCCCGTCTGGGAATGACGGGCAGGGGCAGCTTGCTGCCCTTCTCTCAGCTCGCGTGCACGCGTACGCGAGCTGAGAGGAGGACAACAACCATGAACTACTACAAGCAAGGGATGCCGCGCGAGTACAGCGACAACGCTGTCCGCGTGGCAGCAGCGCTCTCGCACCGCTACGGATCGTTTGACGTGCTGTGCGAGCGGCACGCCAAGTTCGATCGCGACTACGCCATCCGCATGGGATTCGAGCCCGAGGAGGACGTGGTCGAGGGCACGATCGTCGAGCAAGCCGAGGTCTGCCCCGACACCCGGCGCTTCGTCATCGCCGCCCGTCTCGGGCGGACCGGATCGAGCTTTGGCGCGATGCGGGGGACGTCAACCAAGTACCAGGCCTACAGCCTGTAGGAGACAGCCATGAATGAGTGCAGACTCATCAGCGACAAGTCAGGCAACGTCGCCGTCATCGCGCAGCCGTCTGGGATCAAGTACTTCCTGGCCGTAAGCGAGGACCCAGACAGCCCCGGGCGCTGGGTCGAAACCAGACTGGTCTACTACCACGACGAGCTGCTGGACCTCAGCCTCAGGGCTTCGTTCGGGACCCGGGGCGCCGCGGCCGTGGGCGCCGCGCAGACGGCGCGGGTCGCCCTCGGCATCGAGCGGCCCCACGGCTACCGCTCGGCCCGCACGAAGCGGGGCGAAGTCGTCACGGTCGCATTCTGAGCGCTTCACGGCGCGTTCTCGGGCTCGGTCCTTCGGGACCGTGCTCGGTGACGATTCGTGAACCAAAGGAGGACAACATGGAACAGCAGCAAGAGAAGCAAGAGATGGCCAACAAGCCAGACTACGTTTTCACCGACGATCGGTGGAACACCCACACGAAGGACAACCGGAAGGACAAGCTCTACTACCGGCATGCTTCGATAGCCATCGACGTGTACATGACCGACGAGAAGTACCGAGCGATCGAGTACTTCCGAGTGGAGCACGAAGAAGACCGCCACGTCAGTGGCTGGTGGTTCATCAAGCTCGACGTTGAGCGTCAGCTCGAAGAGGAGCACGGCAAGAAGTACTCAGGAGAATTCAGCAGTCGGTGGAACGACAGTCGCAAAGACGAGTCCAGCGCTGGCTTTGGCTACGGACGTCAGGTGACTTTCTTCGCCGACCGACGATTCAAAGCAGACAAGCCCAGTCAGATCATCTCCGAAGAAGAGGCGAACGCCGCTTTCCTCGACGATGGCATCGACCAAGACCTACCCCGCTACATCGAGAACGCCCTCGCCAAGGTCGCCGATCTGATGGCCGCCGAGGAGCGTGCTCGCATCGGCAACGTCATCTGCAGCCAGTACGCGAACGTGATTCGCGAGCGGGCCAAGAAAGCCGTGCGCTGGTCGCAGCGACTCGCCGCCCTCGAAGCCGAGTTCAAGGCGGAGGTCGAAGAGCAAGCCGTCCAGCTACTCAACGAGCTGGGCGACGGGCAGCTGGGCTTCGAGTTCCAGGACAACTACGAGCCCGACCCGCGGAGCGTCGCAGCCGCCAAGGAGCACCTACCCAAGGTCGCCGCCGAGATGCAACCGCCCACGCGGCGGAGCATGTTCCCGCGCGGCCTGACCGAGGACCAGGGCCCCGTGACCGCGGAGGACGTCAAGTGAGCCGCGAACGCTAGAGCACGTGAACGCATGAGCCACGCAGCGCGGCGCCCCGAAGGGCGCTGTTCTGCCTTCTGGGCCTCAGCCGCAAGGCTCGGGGACTTCCGAGGAGGGATGATGGTGATCTTGTCGATCGGAGGAAACTACCTATGCTGGAACAGCTTTCAGGCTCGATGGTTCTGGGGACCTAAGAGACTGTCTGAGAAGTTCCACTACAGGGGCGAACGCCTAAAAGAAGTGAAAGCGCTGTTTCCACTGGCTTCCACGCACTGGGCATGAGCACTACGCCCGCGTCCAGAAGACGAAGAAAACGAGGAGGACCTGAGCGTCTGGACCTTCTTCCCGGGAGACCCAGTTGAGCCCTCCAGTCTGGACCCAGAAGGGATCTACCGAGACAAGAACTGCGACGTCGAAGCAGCCAGACAGCTGGGCGTCCAGTGGGTGAAGGTTTCAAGCTGATCATCTTTCGCTTGACACTAGTAACAGCGGTAACGAACAATACCAGAGGCTTCGCGCCTCGAATCGGGGCTCGTCTTCTGTGCGACCTGTCCTCCTCTCCAATCCTGGAGGACGAGCCTCGATTCAAGACGCGAAGAAGAAAGGGAACAAGCATGACAAGCACGAGACTGACCCGCGCCTTCAAGGCGCTGCGACGAAAGCAGATCATCGCGCTACAAAACTACAGCTGCTGCCAGAGCTGCGCTCTGTCCAAGCTGGAACGTGACCTCGAAGAGGGGAAGCGCGATGGCATCGGGTACGTGTTCTTCCACCAGCAAGAGGGAGAGCGAAAAGCAGAAGGACACAACTTCCACCTCTACTACGGCAAGACGCCTGGCGTTCCCTTCGAAGCCAAAGACATCGCGAGCACCGTCGTTCGAACTCTCAGCAAGTTTGGCATCCGCACCGAGTGGAACGGTAGCGAGACCGAGGCCATCAAAGTCATCAACGAGGACAACTGACATGGCAACCGACGAGCTTTGCAACTGCGAGCAGGCGATCGCGCTGACCGAGTACATGCGCGGCATCCTGGTCGCCACTGAGACAACGCAGAACCCTGCCGAGAGCCTGAAGGCTATCCGATGGCTGGCCCAGCGTGCGCTCAAGGAGTACGGCGCACCCGAGCAACCCGATCCCTACTGGGAGCAAGAAGAAGGAGAACAACCATGAAGATCTACACCTGCACAGCATTCACAGGCCGTCAGCCTACGGGCACCGCCGCCATCGTGCTCGCCGAGTCTCGCGTCGAGGCGAAAGCGATCTTGAAGAAAGAGCTGAAGGAACAGCAGCTCGACGGATCCGATCTGAAGGCCAGCGACCTCCACGAGGTCTACGACAGCACCGACCACTACGCCAACAAGCGAGCCATCGTGCTCTGTGACGGAGACTACTGATGACCATCGAATCAGAGACCATCAAAGAGACCCGCAAGCGCTGCGAGAAGCACGGCGCGACCTGGCTCGGCGACCGCATCGAGTTCGCCGTGACGGGCGTCTACGTCCCGCGCCGCGACGCCCTCAAGGTGTTCCAGGAGCACGGCTTCGCTTCGCTCGTCGAGCGACCGCCCAAGCCCGACAGCGCCCTGAAGGCCGCGTCGCGGCGAGGGCGCAACCCCAAGGGCTACCTGGTGCGCGAATTCGTGCACCCCAACCCAGACACGCCCATGGCCATCCACGTGACCGAGGTCACCGGCGATGACGAATCGGGCGACGAGTACACCTGCCTCGCCCGCGTGCGCATCGGCAACCTGGGCCTCGACGAGGACGGCAACACCATCGTCCAGGCCCGCGCATTCCCGCCCGAGGGGCAGAGCACCTTCCCCGATGAGGAGGCGCGCAAGCGTGCCGAAGACATCGCCCAACAGGCCAACTCCCTGCTGGAGAACATGGATGCGAGCCAGCTGGGCAAAGCGCTCCGCGCTGCCGTCGAGCAGGCCGGAGGCAGCAAGAGCCTCGGTGGTGGCAACAACTACTACATCATCCACCACAACGCCCCTGCGCTCCACGCCTTCATGGACGAGTGCCGGGTCCGGCTCGGCATCTACTACCTGCGCGACCCGAAGACCACGATGGGCGCCGCCCACGACGTGGCCGTCATGCAGGACGCCGGCAAGCGCAAGCTCACCGAGGAGCTGGCCGAGATGAAGGAGCGCCTGCAGCGTGAGATCGAAGAGGCCAAGAGCCCCTCGCTCACCGCCAAGGGCAAGCCCAAGAGCCGCGAGGGCTACATCAAGCGCCAGCTGGAGAACATGCAGCAGCTCGGCAACAAGCTCTCCCTCTACAAGGAGGTCATCGAGGCGAGCGTCATGACGCCCCTTCAGGAGACCCAGGAGCTTTACCAGCGGCACTTCCGCTCGCTGCTCCAGGGTCAGGTGGTCGACTTCCTCGACGAGGAGGAGCCGGAGCCCGCCGCGGAGACGCGCACTTCGGACGCCTCCCCGCCGCCCGCTTCGGAGGCTCCGCCTCCGCCGCCCTCGGTCGACGAGCTTCCGCCCGTGAGCGCTCCGCCCTCTGGCCCCGTGGGCCAGGACGCTGAGCCCGACCACGGCACGCTCGACGATGACAGCGACCTGTTCGGGTGGACGGCATGACCTCAGAAGAAGAGATCAAAAAGATCCTCGAAGACCCACAAGACCGAGACAGCTTCACGCTGTTTCACGTCTCCTTCTACTCCGACAAGTACCACGTCTTCGAGAATACCTACACCTACTACGAGCACTGCACGTGGGCTGAGTACGCGCCCCACGACACCGGCCGCGCTGGAGCCGACCTGATCGACGACTGGATGGTGTCAGAGAACAACTGCCCTACAGGGCGTACGACCACGAAGTGGATTCAAAGGCGCCTCAACAAGCCTGAGGTGTCCAGGCTCTTCTACACGCGCACCCAAGCGCTGAAGTACGCCATCGAGAAGACCAAACAGTACAACGAAGTTCTGCGAGAAAGGCTTGAAGTAGCCCAAGCGCAACTGCTGAAGCTCCGCGAGGAGATCCAAAACCAATGAGCACCAACATCATGGAAGACAAATTCGACAAGACCCTCGCCGGCTTCCCCACCAAGGAGCAACGCCAGGCACTCAACCAGACCCGCATCGGGCTCGGAACCGAGCCGCCCAGCTTCAGCGAGTTCGACTACGACGACATGCCCTCGTACGACGAGGAGAAGCTCGTTCGGTTCAAGCCCGTCCAAGACGCCGTCGTGCGCTTGCAGAAGGGCAACGGCTGCTACTTCTTCGAGATCCGAAGCAAGAAGACCGGCAAATGCCTCATCCGCCTCGGTCTCACCGCCGAGCAGACCGCCGACATGTTCACCGGGGGCAGGGCGCGCGCCATCGCACAGTTCTTCGGTCCCGAAGGAGAGGAGCCCTGATCATGACCAACCAACGCGTAGAGCTACTCTTGAAAGCAGCCAGTCTGGCCCTCTCAAAGCCTCTCCAGCTCGAAATATTCGAGGGCGAGAAAGGCTGGCATGCGCGGGTGCGAGAAATCTACGAGGGAGATCCGGAGGGTACCTTCCTCGTGACCTCAGGAGAGTCCCAAAGCCCGTCCGATGCCCTCGACAACCTCTGGTCCTTCGTCTTCAAGCTCGTTCAAGCCGAGTACCACGAGAGACAGAGTCATGTAGAGAAGATCACCAGAAGCGCCCACGAGCTGTTCAAGGTCTTCGACGACATGGAGGCGCTCTCACCAAAGAGCTAGGTCCGAAGATGAAGATC